CGACAAATGTCAAGTTATTGGTAGTGCGTTTGCAGAAGGAACTGGCTCACCAGATGTATGGTCAAACACAATAGATGATGGATTTGGATATACTCAAATCTTTAAAACTGCAGCTGAAGTGACTAATACAGCTTATGCAACTCGTATGCGTGGATATGCAAATGAGTTCGAGAGAGTACTTGCACTCAAATTGAGAGAACATAAAATAGACATCGAAAGAGCTATGTTGTTCAATCATAAAGCAAGAAGTAATGGTATTAACTACACAGAAGGTATTGTTGGACAAATTATCAAAAACAGTACTTTTACAACAGGAACAAATGATTTATCATATTCATCAGGAAAAGCTTATGCTCGTTCAATGACACAAGCTCAACTGACTTATGATAGATTGCTTTCTGATTTAGAAGTAATTTTTGACCCAGCAAGAGGAGGCTCAAGTGAAAAACTTGTTATGGCTTCTTTACCTGTAGTTACTTTATTTAACAAACTTGCCGACGGTGCGTTTATTGACGCTTCTGTTGGACATTCAAATGCACCATACAGGGTTCAAATGGACCATTCTGATGGAGCATTTGGTCACAAAGTGATGGCAATTAATACAGTTCATGGAGACATGTATATGGTTAAACAACCTCTATTTAGAGGTCACTCAGCAGGGCTTATGCTTATGGCTGATATGTCTAAACTATACTACAGACCTTTAGTAGGTAACGGTATTAATCGTGATACTCAAGTTCAAACAAATGTACAAGCAGCAGATGAGGATTTAAGAAAAGATATGATTCTTACCGAAGCTGGTCTTGAAGTATGTTTACCTGAGGCACATGCACTATTTAATGTGGAGGGCTTATAAAATGAGAAGTAGTTATTTAGAGCAAAATAGTGGTGTTAGTGATTTAAAGCTAAAAGTAGAAAATGTAGCAGCAGCTAGAACTTTAACTGCAGCTGATTCTGGAAAAGTGTTTACACTTGACCAATCTTCTGCTTTTAGTATCACATTACCAACAGCAGCAGCAGCTGGTGCAGGATGGCACGCAAAGTTCATCGTGACAACAGCTGATTCAAATGCAGTAAAAGTAATCCCTAATTCAGCAGAAGATACCTTAATTGGTATCATAACTTCAGCAGACTCTTCAGGTGGAGAATCTGCAGAATCAGGAGTTGATGAATTAGTTTGGGCAGCTGCAGCAGTAGTTGGCGATTGGGCTGAGTTAGTGTGTGACGGTTCTAACTTCTATGTAAGTGGACAACAACACGATAACGACCATATGACACTATCATAAACTAATCCGTGAGGATTAACAGTTTTGAGTACTGTGGGGTTGTTCGTATAAAGGTTCAACCCCGAACACTCTAAAAATTTTAATTTATAGGAGAAAACGATGGCAGTATATAACTCAAATGTAAAAATAGTTATTAATGATATAAGCGATGCAGCAGATACAGTATCTGGCTCTTTAGCAGCAGATATTAAAGCAGCAGTAAATGCTTTGGATAGCACTAGTGAAGCAATTATAGATATTTCAGTTGTTAAATTAGACCGTTCAAGAGTGGCTTATATAATTCTATATACATAATAGATGAATTGTCAGCATTGCAACAAACCAAACAAAGAAGGAATGTTTAATTGCCCTTCTTGTGGTAAAAGAGCACATCCACCAAAGTGGAGCACTCAATTTGTTGTAAGAGATACTCCTATGGCAACAGCTATTAGAAAAGACCAGATTGAATTTGGCACAAGAGATATGAATACACATATAAAAGAAGTACAAAAGAAAAATGAAGCAGATGCTAATAAAAGGCTTCATAATTCTGTTAAATGGGATGATAGCCCAGTAACAGTTAAAAGTGGAGGATAATATGTATAAAAGAAAGAAGAAGAAAAAGAAGAAATATTAATGCGTGGTTTAAGACAACAGATTACAAGAAGAACTAATGGAGCTAAAAAAACTAGACAAGGTTTAAGTAAGCAAACCATTTTTGGAAGTATTCCAGATACTAGCCACATGTTTGTATCTAACAAAAGTTTGAATAGATATAAAAAGAAATATAGAGGACAAGGTAAATAATGGCAACATTTCAAACACAATTACAAAATATATTAGGAGCACAAGATACTCCTGATACTACAGCTATGTCTGATTGGTTGACTGCTGGAGCTAGAAAAATTTTAGATGTTTTAAGTCCTACAAAATTACAAAGAATAGTTAGTTCTGAAGCTTTTACTAATACAGTAGATGTAGAAGGCAAAAAAGTTATATCTGTATCTAGAAAAGATAATACTAATAGTGACCGTTTTATGCCTTGCAGATTAATAGCTCCTAATCAAAGAGGAAGGGTTCTTGATAGTAATTATATGGAATATGCAACAAGAAATGACCCTGCTTATCTTATTGATGGAGATGTGTTAGAAATTTTTCCTGATACAGAAGCAAGCTATGATGGTAGATTAGATTATATTAATACTGGAATAACTGTTGCTCATACAGATAGTGCTATTGCTAATTTTCCAGATGAAGCAGAAAAAGCTGTTGTTTTATATGCAGCAAGAAATTATGCACAAAGATTAATGACTGATGTTATGAATAATAATGATATTCCTACTGCACTTACAGCTATGAAAGCAGCAATAGACGCAGCAGAAGCAGCTATAGATAAAATGAATACATCTGAAGAATCTGTTTGGGGAGATGAAGATACATTTACAACTGCAAACTCTCAATTAACAAGAGTTAAAAATGCATTAGACCAAGCATCAGATATTATAAATGGAAACCAACCTTCTACAACAACTGATGCATTTGGAGCACAAGCTACTGAAGATGTAGAATTAGTTACATCAGCTTTAAATATTGCTCAAACAGAATTACAAAGAGCACAAATGCATTTAGCAGAATGGACTTCTATTGGAGACATGAGAATTAAAGAAATTAATGCATCTTTATCAGAAGCTCAAGGATATGGAGCAGAAATACAAGCAAGATTAGCAGACGACCAAGCAAAATATAATTGGTATGTTCAACAATATCAAATGATAGACGGTCAATACAAAGAAGAAATACAAATATTACAAGGAAGTGTATAATGGCAGCAATAGAATTTAACGGAAAAGAAATATATAGTAGAGTTTTACAAGCAGTTCCTGGAGTATCAGAAAATTATGTATTAAATTTAATTAATGAAGCATTAATAGATATGGGGCAACATAGACAAAAAACAGAAAATGCTAAAACAAATTTAATAGACAATAAATTATGGTATGATTTGGATGATAATCAAAATATAACTGTAAACAAAATCTATAATTGTTATATAAAAAATAGCGATGGAGAATATATATTAATTCCAAGATTATTAGATGGAAAAATTAAACAATTTTATAATGAAACATCAATTAGTGGTGTATTCGGATGGACTGAAGTATAATGGCAGCAATCGATAGTATATATACAGACCCTTCCGATACATTTGCATGGTATATTGATGGCAATAGAATAGCTATAGTAACTTCTAAAGGAGATGCTAATACTACAGAAACAGGCGAAGGTAGATATAAAGCAGTTCAATTAGGAACAAATCAATCTTATCAAAGCGATAATGAAACTAAAAATAAAATTAATGAAAATCCATTTGCTGCTGGAGATACTACATTAACTGTTGATGATGTTACTAATATATCTGTTAATGATATGTTAAAGCTTGATAGTGAAATTGTATTAGTAACTGCTAAACCAGGTAGTCAAAATTTAACTGTTACAAGAGGATATAGAGACACAACAGACGCAGCACATGTTGATAATACTGATGTATATACTGTAAATTATATTTCTGGTGGAATATTAATTTCATATCATGCAGAACCAGATAAATTAACTTCTCTTACAACAGGAACTATAGATATTGAAAACGAATTACAGCCTGCATTAATTGATTATGTAAAAGGAAAAGCTTTAATGGATGCTGCTGCAAGAACAGATGACCCTAATATTGCACAAATTAAACTAGCTGCTGCACAACAAGCATTAGCAAGTTATAGAGAGGCATTAAGAAAATTTGGTATGAAGAAAAATGATAAAGTTGGAGGAACAAGAGCTGTTGTACCAGCTAATTTAACTTAATATTATGTGGGCAATATTTAAAGATAAGAACGAATATAATGAAAAATCTATTATTGGATTTATTTCTTTTGCACTTATGTGTGTATTTGGAGTTGTAGATTTAGTAACAGGTTTATTAGGACAAGAAATTATAATTAACGATAATATTTATAATTCATTTGTTTGGGTAACATTAGGTTCGTTTGGAATTGCTGGAGCAGAAAAGGTTTATAAAAAATAATGTTTAAAGGACCAAATGGAGCAGGTAAAGGAGATAAACCAAGACCTATGTCTATAGACAGAAAAGAATACGAAGAAAGATGGAAAAAGATTTTTAACAAACACAGATATAAAAAGGCAGGAATTAAAGATGGAAGTAAGTAAAGATAGCAAATTTACACTAACTATAGAAACAGGTATTAGTATCTTAGTTTCTGTAGCCATGGTAATTGGTATGTGGTTTACTCTTCAAGCAGACATTGAAGAAGCAAAAGAATTACCAGTACCAGAAGTAGGTCGTACAGAATATGACTTAAAAGACCAAATGATTAGAAATACAATCATTGAAACACAAAAAGATGTTACTGAAATGAAAGAAGAACAAAAAGAAATGCGTGATGATGTTAAAAACATTGAACGCATGATGATGCAACAAAAGTGAGGTATAGAGATGAACTTATATTATGGTATTTTATCGTTACTTGGTTTGTCGTTGTGGCTTACGCCATTACACTCACAAGGTAAACTAAAAGATTTAACACAAATACAGTTATTAAGTCAAGACGAATGCGTTATAGTTCAAGTCAATGCAGACTGGAATATTAAAGCTTCTATAGATTTAGGAAAAATGAAGAATTGTAAATGGTTTAATGCAAGTATAGACGATAAACAATATGGTGCTATTATAGCTAATGAATGGGGAATTAAATCAGTTCCAACAATTATTATGTTTGAATATGGCAAAGAAATAAAAAGATTTGAAGCAGGTTTATCATTTAACCTGGATGAAAACAAAATTAAAAAAGAAATAAATAATGAGATAGATGAAATAATGTTAAGGAGATTTCAATGATGTATTATTTAAGTTTGTTTTACAAACAAATATTAAGTTGTCTATTATTAGCAGGCACTTTATCAGCACAAGACTTTTTTAAGTTTAGCACTATATACGGTGCATATAGCTTTAGTAGTCCAATAACTAAAGAATTGCAATACCAAGTGTCAGGTGGGCAATTACAAGAACTACAACAAGAGTTAGATGACAATACAGTTATGACTTTTGGTATTAGAAAATTAGCACGATTTGGGTATGAAAATAAACCTGAAGTGTGGTATACTGGTAAAGAAGCACCTATTAATGAAAGCGTTTCTATTGGTAATGTTCCTACTGGTTGGGAATATGTAATTGAATATTCAGACCATAAAGAGTTTGAAGAAGAATTTACAAACCAACAATTTATGCTTAGATATATGGGAGATAAATTTATTGCAAAAGCTAATTACGATTTTAGAGGATTAGAAGATGTAGAGTTTGCAGCTTTAGATATGCGATTTAAAAAAGATTTTGGTAATCTTGCTTTATCTATGGGTGTTGCTGGAAGAATGCATCCAGCTTATTTAGACTTTTTACCTATAGATTTATGGTGGGATGAACAAGGTATAGATATTAGTGAATATATTCCATTTTGGGAATTTGCTTATTTCTATGGATATACAGATTCTTTTGAACAACAATTTACTCAATATGGATATGAATTTTATGATTATCTATGGTGGGATGCTGAAGGAAATCTTGTAGCAACTACTGATGAAGAGTTTTATACTCAAGTATATGGAGAAATTGTTAGAGAATATAACGAAGAATATGCTAAAGATTTAGGGTATCAAAACGAATTAAGTTTATCTGTAGGTGCTGACTATTACAAGTATATGCCTAATAATTGGTTTCACTTTTGGGCTACTGCATATCCAATAACAAAAGGTATGTCTGATTATTCATTTAATTACGATGTAGCTGAAAATGGAATGGATTATGATTTAGGATTAGTGTATGGTTGGAAACTTAGTAAAAAGTTTGGTATTTTCTTAGAAGGAAGATACTTAAGTATGTACGATGTTCAATCTTATGAATCTAAAATTGGATTTAACTGGTTAATATATTAATGACAGGAGATAATATGGTAGGATTTATTATAGGCTTTATCTTAGGATTTAGCTCACATTATGCATTATTTTGTGCTGATGATATTAAAGGAAAATGTAAGAAATGTTGGAATTTTATGCAATTAAAAAGAAAGATTATAAAAGCTAAGAAGAAAAGAGGTAAAAAATAATGCCTAAGTTAAATGTAGTTGCTGGTATTATTGATAAGGTTGCAGGTCATGTAGACAAGTTTACTTTAGACAAAGAGGAAAAAGCACAATTAATACAAGAAATAAACAAAGCACAGATTGAGGTTAATAAAGTTGAAGCAAATAGTAGTAGCTTATTTGTTAGTGGCTGGAGACCCTTCGTAGGCTGGACTTGTGGAGTAGCACTATGTTATCATTTTGTACTACAACCTTTACTTACATTTATTTTATATAGTTTTGGAAACGAAGTAGTATTACCAACTTTTGATATGGGTACTCTTACAACAGTACTTCTTGGTATGCTCGGTCTTGGAGGAATGCGTAGCTTTGAAAAGGTAAAGAGAAGTGCCTAATGCCAAGACAATCTTTACAATTAAATGATTTTAGTGGAGGCTTAAACACTAAGTCGTCTCCTAGAGATATTGCACCTAATGAAGTTCAAAAAGCAGATAATGTTGTATTATCTAATCCTGGCTTAATAGAAGCCTCTTCATCTGCTACTGATAAAGTAAGTAGTGCTACTACAATGACTCATACTCAATGTGGAAATGGTGCATTTATATTTAATTCTCAATTTAATGTAGATACAGACGGAACTGCAACACAACCAAGTCAAATTATAGCTTATCCTATAGATAAAAGTTCTGGAAATACTACTATACAATTTTTTAGAAGACATTTTGATTCTACAGGAGTATTTACACAAGAAGGAACTAATACTCAAATAGATATGCAACAAACTGGTGCTGTGCAACCTGTATATTATTTTGTAGATGGAATATTATATGTTTCTGATAAATTAATAGTAGATGGAACTAATAGTTTTGAACCAAGAAAATTACCTTATGTAAATCATAGCACAAGACTTGGAACTTCTATTACATCTGGTTGGTATGATGTCACTACTAAAGTAGAAAAAGACAGTAATCAATTTGAAGACATAGCAGAAGGAACAGCTTTTGGTTCTGGAGCATCTACAAATCCTTCTGGTGCAGGAGAATTTAGTGTAATTTTACAAACAGACCCTACATTAGATTCTCAAGATTTTGGTACTATTGTAAAAACATCAGCAGCAAATAAACTTGTTACAACAACAAATCCAGATGAAACAAATCCTGACCAAACAGCTGATATAAGACTTACTGATAAAGTTATATATCTTACAATTCAAGGAACAACTGATAATATGGCTACACAATCTTTAACATATGAGGTTGATGGAACTGCTGTATATTCTGCTGGAGCTTTTACTTCTGCAAATATGGATGGTAATATTATTTATATTAACGGTGAAGCTATGAGAGTAAGAGGGGTTAATACTGTAAATGGAAGTGCAACTAATGATATATTGCAATTAATAGTAGATAGAGCTGTATATACAGGAGTTCCTTTAGAACACTCAGGAGCTTCTGAAGTTCAAGTTGTAGATACATCAAGCATTGCTGTTACTTCTGGGGGATGGGAAGAAGGTTCTTATGAGTTCTGTCATACAGTAGTAGATTTACAAGACAATGAAACATTGCCACAAACTCCTAAAAGCGATTTATTTGCTATTACAACTGGTGCTTATTTTACTGGTGTTAAATTTAGAATTAAAGATACTTCATTTACAGCAAGAAGAAATGAAAAAGGCGTAAGAATTTATACAAGGAAAAAAGATGGTAATGGAAGATGGATATTATTTTTAGATGTTGATTATTATCAAGGAGTAAGAAAAAATTTATTTGAAGATTTTGATGCTTTTACTACAGCAGCAACAGATTATCAAGAAAATACAAATGCTTTTGATATAGTAAATCCTTCATTAGACACATATGAAAGTATTAACGGTTATTCTCAAGACGAAGAATCTATTGATTTTGGAACAGATGGTGGATATAAAGCAGCTACTGTTTGTGCAAGAAGAGCTTGGGTAGCAAATGTAAGAAAAAATGATAAAGTGTATGATGATAGAGTATATTATAGTCCAGTAAATAGATTTTCAACTTTTCCAGATACTTATTATTTAGATATTGGAATTAGCGATGGTGATTCATTTACTGCTTTACATAGTTTAGGAAATAGATTATTAGCTTTTAAACAGAAAAAATTATATGTTATTAATGTTTCTTCATCTTCAGATGCTGGTTGGTATCTAGAAGCAGAATATGATGGTATGGGATGTAGACAACAAGAATCAATATCTAAAACTCCTTTTGGTGTTTGTTGGGTTAATGACGATGGAGTATATATATTTGATGGGCAATCTATGCCAAAAGAATTAACTGTAAAATTAGATGATGCAACTTGGAGAACAAATCAAACTACTAAAAATCCTGCAATAGGATATAACAATAAATATAAACAATTATGTGTAGTTCAAGATGCAGATGCTGATACAGATGTATTTGTATTTGATTTTACAAGACAATGTTGGTCTATTATTAAACCTTTTGCAACAAGTAATTATGATGGTATATCAAATTTTATAGAATCATTTGATGGGTTATATTATTTAGAATATGGCAGTAGTAATGAAAAAACATTAAAATTGCTAACAGGAGATACTGGAACAAAAGGTATAGAATTAATTACTAAAGATATAGATTTTGGTAATCCAGGTTTAGTTAAAAAAGTAAAAAAAGTTTATGTTACTTCTAGAGATGCAGCAGCTAATTCTACATTAACATTGTCTTATGCACTTGATGGCAGTACAAGTTTTACAGCAGCATCTGACCCTGGAAGTGGACAAGCAACTATTAACAATGCACAATATGAAGTTAATGCTTATACTATCAATCAAAATTGTGAATCTGTAGCTTTAAAACTTGTTAGTAGTGGAAAAATAGATATTAACGATATTAATATAGATTTTAGATTAACTAACAAGAGACCTTCATAATGCCAAAATCTGGTAAACATAAAGTCAATGGAATTGACTCATTCTTTAGAGTAAGACCATCTAAAAATAATATTAGAGAAGGAGAATCTATATCATTTCTTGAGGATGGAGTATTAATAAAACAAGAAAAAAGACAAGGCGTTGTATACGAAACAAGATTTGAAGAACAAGGAAAGGTTATGCCTACCGTTGCTCCTGGAAAAACTGGAGATGTTACAAATGTTATTATGCAAGGCAGTTCTTCTGGAGCTGGAGATATTACTGGTATTACAGCTGGAACAGGTTTAACAGGTGGTGGTTCTAGTGGAAATATACCTTTAAATGTAATTGGTGGAACGGGTATTACTGCTAATGCAAATGATATTGCTATTGATTCTACAGTAACAACTCTTACTGGCTCACAAACTCTTACAAACAAAACTTTAACAAGTCCTGTTATAAATACAGGTGTAAGTGGTACTGCTATTTTAGATGAAAACAATATGGCTTCTGATAGCGATACTAAACTTGCTACACAACAATCTATTAAAGCTTATGTAGATTCAGAAATATCAAGTATAGCTGCTCCTGCTAACGCAACTATTACTTTAAGTCCTGGTGCAGGTTTAGCTGCAATAGGTAATTTTACAACTAATCAAAGTTCAAACGAAACATTAACTATAGCAGTAGATGGTGTTTTAGAAGATTTAGATACATTAGGAGCAGCTTCTTCTAATGGTCAATTTATTGTAGCTACTGGCTCTGGTGCTTTTCAATACGAATCAGGTAGCACGGCAAGAACAAGTTTAGGGCTTGGAGATTTAGCAATTAAAGATGAAGTATCAGATGGCGATGTTGCTTCAGATGCATCTATAGCTATCAGTAAACTAGCTGAGTCTGCTGTAACAATAACTGCTGGAGCAGGATTAATAAACGGAGGTTCGGTTTCTTTAGGTTCAAGCACAACTTTAAACATAGGAGCTGGTACAGGAATTACTGTTAATGCTAATGATGTAGCTCTAACTAATACATCTGTAAGCTATGGTGGAGTAAGTGTGGCTTTAGGAGCTAGCGATGCAACACCTGCGTTTGACTTACAAGATGCTACAGGATTACCTATTATTGGAGGAACTACAGGAACTTTAAGTATTGCTAGAGGTGGTACTGGAGGAACTACTGCAACTGCAGCGAAAAGTAATTTAGGTTTAGGAGATTTGGCAGAATTAGACACTATAAGTGATGGTCAAGTTGCTTCTGATGCAGCTATTGCTATTACTAAATTAGCTGAAAGTAGTATTACTGTTTCAGATGGTTCTAACTCTACTCAAAGAACTTTAGGAAGTACAATTACATTTAGTGGAACTTCAAATGAAGCAACTGTTGCAGAAAGTTCTGGTACAATAACTATTGGTTTACCAGATGATGTTGTTATTGCTAACAGTCTTGTAGTAAACGGAACTACAACTACAATAGACACTACTAATCTTATAGTAGAAGACCCTTTAATTAAACTAGCAAAAGCTAACAATGCTGCAGATTCTGTAGACATTGGTTTTTATGGTTTGTACGATACAAGTGGAACTGATAAATATGCAGGTTTATTTAGAGATGCTAATGATAGTGGTAAGTTTAAATTATTTAAAGATTTACAAGTAGAGCCTACAACTACAGTAGATGTAAATGAAACAGGATATGCTGTTGGAACTCTTGTATCAAACTTAGAAGGTAATGTAACTGGTAATGCTACTGGTAATGCAGGAACAGCAACAAAGTTAGCAAATGCTAGAGACATATCGTTAACTGGAGATATAACAGGTGTAACACCAGGAGCAGGTTTTGATGGTAGTGCAGCAGTAAGTATTGATACAACGATTGCTAATGATAGCGTAGCATTAGGCACAAAAACAACTGGTAATTATGTTGCTACTATAACTGGAGGAACTGGTATAGATAGCAATGCTGCTACTTCTGGAGAAGGAACTACTCATACTTTGTCACTAGATTTATCTGAGCTCACCACATCTACATCAGACGGAGACGGAGATTTCTTTGCAGTAGTTGATAGTTCTAATGCTCAGAAAAAACTTACAAAAGGTAATATTAATTTATCTGGCTTTAACAACGATTCAGGATTTACTTCCAATGCTGGTACGGTTACTTCTGTAACAGTAGCAGGTGGTAATGGATTAACTAGTAGTGGTAGTGCAATAACATCATCAGGAACTATAACTCTTGCAGTAGGTTCAGATACATTGTCAGTTGGTGCAGATAAAGTAGACATAGCTTTTAGTGCATTAACAGCTGTATCTGAGGTACAGGCTTCAGATGGTTTTATATTTTTTGATGGTTCTGATAGCAATAATACAAGAGTAGGTACAGTAAGTGATTTACCTTTTACAAACAATTCTGGTACAGTTAGTAGTATAGCAACTGGCACTGGTATAAGTGGTGGAACAATTACTTCTACTGGTACTTTATCTATTGCTTTAGCTGATGTGATTGCTAATAGTGGAACTGCAAACGCAGTATTAACATCAGATGGAGATGGTACACTAACTGGAGAAACAGAATTAACTTATACTGCAGGAACTTTAAAACTTGAAAAAGCATCAGGTAATGCAGTATTTAGAATACAATCTAATGACGCAAATCCAAGAATATATTTCAATGAAGGAAGCACAACAAGAGCAAATCTTGGATATAGTATTTCTAATAATAGATTTGAACTTTATGCAGATAGTAATACACCATTTAGCATTGAAGATGGTGCAGGAAGTGATACTTTAGTAGTAGATAGTAATTCACGAGTGGGAATTGGAACTTCATCGCCCGAAACACCTCTCCATGTCAATCAAGATAGTAATGACCATGCTTTTAAAGTTACTGGTGGTGGTGGAGGTGCAAGTATAGCAAGATTTGTAAGAGATATTGGTGTATCTTCTCCTTATGCAGAAGTTAATATTCATGCAGGAAGTGGCGACCCACAAATAACATTTAGAGATGTTGGTAATAAATATTTTTCAATAGGTATAGATGATAGTGCTAATGCTTTTAAAATTTCTGATAATTCTGCAGTTGGAACTAATGATAGACTAACAATAGATACATCAGGTAATGTTGGCATTGGAGTTACATCACCAAGTTATCTTTTACATTTATCAGGAACTGCACCTGAATTAGCATTTACAGATACTGATGGAAGTGCAACTTGGAGAGCAAGAGCAGTAACAAATAATTTTCATATTACTGAAACTGGTGCAGGTGACCCTTTTGTAATTGAAAGTGGTGCAGGTGCTAATGCTTTCAAAATTAACTCGTCAGGTAATGTTAGTATTAAAAATAATATTTTTGTAGGTAGTAATGTTCAAAATCAAAATTTAGCATTAGGTGGTACACTAAAAGCACATCAATATTTAGATACAAGAGATTATATGCAACACAAAGGACACTTTGTTGAAAGTGACTGGATTGTAATGGAGAGTGGTTCTGACCATGTTGTTACTTCATATTTTAATAATACAAATGTTTATCTAAATGGCGTATATAAAGGCAAGATTGATAGTGCCTTTGGACAAGCAACTATTAGTGCAGGAGATTTAAGTTTAGGAGATGTTATTTCAGCAGATAGAGCAGTTGTTGTAAATCAATCAGGCACAATCAGAAGTATGTGCATGAATACAAGATTTAGTGGTAGAATATTAGGTTCTTCTAATTCAAGAGGACAACCTTTAAAAATACATATTTATGCACCTTATGCGAGTGTAACTTATAAAATATTTGTAAGCACTTCTGCAAACATAGATATTACTGGAACTCCTGAAGAAACAGGAACACTTAGCAAAGGTGGTATTGTAGCATATGATGAAGATGGAGGCACTTCACAAACTCAATACTATGTAATTGTAGCAGATGGAAAAGTATGTGCTACCTTAGATGATGGAGGAGCTGACCATTTAATATTTACACCTTTAGCTATGGAAGTTATAGCAAGTAATTATTCAAGAGAAATGAAAGGTGGTATAACAAATGGCTTGGAAGGTAGTACAACTATTTCAGAAACAGCAAATAGTAATGCTTATTATTTAAGAGATACTACTGGTAAGTATGGATTATATGCTTCAGGTACTGCTGATGGTTCAGGTAGTGACGCAGAATTTGCTATGCCTATCGAGTTCTGTTCTGATTACTATATTTATGGTAGTACAGATTTGTCAAATTATAGATTAGTTTGTTTTCAAGATACTTTTGTAAAAGTATTAGATGTAAGTGGTAATGTATTATATACGCACGATGGAAGTGCTGCTACTAAAAATTCACCATTGTTGTTTGAAACTGGTAATGCTACTGGAGCAACAAATGTATCAACTGCAGGTCCATTTAGATTTGTAGGTACAGCACCATTTTATTTAGTATGTCAAGAGGGAGGTGGACAAGATGAAGCAACTATGCTTGGGGCTATGCAACATGAACTATCTAACAATCAAAGATTTAAAGGTGGATATATACCTAATGCTACCACAGTAGATGCTAACTTAGTAGTCAATGATTCCAACTTTACTTTATTTGCAGATTCTGCTAACAATAAAGTCGGTATTAGTGAAAATAGTCCCGATACAAAACTTCACATTAAAACTACTGGAAGTGGTAGCACTTCTTTATTAAAGCTTGAAGATAATGCAAGATTAATGTATTTAGGTAGGGACGCTATTGCAGTTCAAGATTTATCTGGTAATGCTGCACAAATGTATATCAATAGTAATACAACTTTTAGTGGCAATATAGTGACTGGTGGTAATATAGATATTGGTGGAGAATTAAGTGTAACGAGTAAAATTACAACTGGTTATGGTGTGCAATTTGACAATGGTAATACTAACTTTCTTCAATACAACAATAGTGGAGAAGATGTATTGTATTTAAGAGATGTTACTAATAGTGCTATGTTATTGACTTATGGTACTGGTAGAACTACTATACATAAAAATACAAGACATGGCGACCAAGTAGAATTTGAGGATACTAATGCAGTAATTAATAGAGTAAGTAATGACTTAGAAATTAGAACTTATGGTGGTTATGATATTAATTTAATGCCTGCAGGAAATTTAGGAGTAGGAACTTCATCACCAGGATATAAATTAGATGTAGCAGGAGATGCTCGTTCTGATAGATTAATTTTTAGAACAAATGCTTCTGCACCAACAGCAGATGCAGCAATATTTAGACCAGCAGATAATAGTTTTGGTATATCAACAGGAAATACTGAAAGAGTTAGAGTTAATAATACTGGTGTCGGTATAGGAGAAGATTCTATTGATGCTAACTTACACATTACAGGAAGTCCAGTAGTTATTAAAATGGAAAGAGCAGGACATAGAGCTATGAGAATGGGAACACCAAGCAATAGTTCATTATTTGTTTTTGCTGATTCAGATAATTTGCAGTCAAATCAAAGAATGGTCATTGATAATTCAGGAAATATCGGCATAGGAACTCAATCACCAAGTGCAAAATTGCACATACATAATACTTCTACAACTTCAGATGGAGATGGAAGTGCTACAGAAACAGCTTCAGGTCAAGATAGCATACTACTTCGTGGGCATGAAGGAACTAATGCTGCTACTTATGGTGGAATTACATGGTTGGGTGGTTCTTCAAGAAGAAGGGCTATGATTACTGCTGTTGCTGAAAATACTGATACTGATTTTGTTGGATTGGCTTTTTATACACAAGGAACAGATGGTTCAGGTGATTTTAATGAAAGTATGAGGATTAGTCATGGTGGAGATGTCGGTATAGGAACTAAATTCCCAACAAGTAAAGTTCATATTTATAATGGAGATGGTTCTATTCCTGATGATGCAAATAATCATTTATTAATTGAAGATGATGGGCATTCTTATCTTGGAATAGGTGGTGGTACAAGTTCAGATACTGGTATCCACTTTATGGATAGTGGTGGAATAAGAGGTAGAATAGCATATAAACATAGTAGCGATTCTATGGACTTTAAAACTGCCAATGCTGTTGCAATGACTATTGATGCATCTCAAAATGTCGGTATAGGAATATCACCACAAACAAATTTAGATGTAGCAGGTTCAGGTGGTACTGATGGTGCAGCAGGTTCACCGACATTTAGATTGACTAACACAGTACAAAGCACAGATTGGGATTCAGGAGATGTTATATCTACAATAGAAACATTTTTAGAAGATTCAAGTGGTAATGCACCTTATATAGCTTCATTTATTAAAACAGTAAATCCAACAGGTAATGGAACTCTTGCAGGTGGTTATTTATCATTTGGGACTTGTCCTTATAATCAATCAGGTGGTGCAACAGAAGAATTTAGAATGGAAACTGATGGAGATTTTCATGCAAAACAAGATGTTATAGCATTTTCTACAACACCTTCAGATAAGAGATTAAAAACTAATATTGAAGAAATTAACTATGGTTTAGATACTATTATGAGTTTAAATCCAAAACAATATGATTGGAAAGAAGATAATAGACATGATATAGGATTTATTGCACAAGAAGTAGAAGAAATAATTCCTGAAATTGTAAAAGATAAAAAACATTTTGATAAAAAAATAAAGACTTTGGACTATGAAAAATTAACTGCTGTATTAATAAAAGCAGTTCAAGAACAACAAGTTCAAATAAATGAACTTAAAACTAAAATAGGAGATAGTAATGGCTAAGAAAATAGCAGAAAAAGCAGTAGAGTCAAAAACTGCAGTTAAAATGGTTGAAATCAAACATCTTCGTTCAATGAAAGATGAAGCAGATAAAGATGTTTCAGTAGTTGATTGGACTGAAACTAAATCAGTTGATTTAGCAATTTCAGAAGCAGAAGAAGAATTAGTAAAAGCAGAAGCAAAAGTGACTGAACTTAAAGCAGACATTGTTGAATATAAAAAGATAAAGGGATAGTATGGGCGTTACAGTAGGAAGTACTAATGTAGGATTGTTTAGTAATGGTTCAGCCGTAGGTGAAGCTACTGTTGTTCAAGAAACAGCAGATATTAGTTTAAAAGGATTGTCTACTGGTGGAGAAGGTATGACTTTTGCATCAGAAGGTGGACCTGGAGATACTTTTGAAAAGATTGGTGGTACTAACAGTTATTTTCAATCTACTCAAGCTGATATAACTGGTTCTCAAGTAGCTGATATAGAGCAAGCTCCTTTTAGGATGTCTGAGTTAATAGGAGGAGAACATGTTGCTGGTGGAGGTCCTGGTAGATGAAGGGTTATGCATATGCAGCAAATTATACAATTCAAGAAGATTGTATTATAGATGAAGCTACTGGGTGGGATGTTATGTCTACCTGGGAAACTCCTATTATGCAATTACATGCTGATATAGTATGTGCTAATGGTGGACATATATTAGAATTTGGTTTTGGTATGGGTATTAGTGCTGGTTTAATACAAGAGCATAATATAGAATCTCATACAATTATTGAAATTAATGACAACATATATGATGCATTAGTAGAATGGGCTAAAGATAAACCTAATGTAATACCAATTAAAGGCGATTGGTATGACGATATACCTACTGATAAAAAATACGATGGTGTATTTTATGATGGTTTTGGAGATATGATAAATAAAAGATATTTTCCTACCAGAATAATGCAACATTGCAAAGAAGGAACTATAATTACTTGGTATAATAATTTTTTACAAGAAGAAAGTCAGTATGACGGAGTACAAAAATATATCAAAAAAGTACACGAAATACAACAATTTGAAAGAAAGAGTAGGATAGATTTTGAATCAGTTGATTTAACTATACCAGAAAAAGCTAGAGTAGATTGGTATTTAAAAGGAGAAGGTAATACTTATTATGCTCCTAAATTAGTGGTAGATAATAATGATTTGTAGTAATAAAATAGTAGAAATGATTAAGGTATTTTTAATAAATTAACTAGGGATTATACATTTATGGCAAACGGAACAGAACATTTTACAGCATCACAACAAGCTGGGCTAAGTTTATCTGGCGTAGATATGGCTTATGGACTAGCTAGTTCAGAAGCAAGCTTTGAAAAAGGGCGTATAGCTCAAAAAGAACAAAGCGAACTTGAATCTACGATATTAAGATTAGAACAATTAGCTAAAGAAGCAGAAAAAAGTGCTAAGAAAAAGCAAAGAAGAAGTGGTATTGGTAGACTTGTAGGTGCAGTAATAGGAACAGCAATAGGTGCTGCTACTGGTAATCCAGCATTAGCAAGAGCAGCTATGACAGCAGCTGGGGGAGCTATTGGTGGTAAAATTGCACAAAAAGGAGATGTAAAATCTGGATTAGATAGTCAATTTGTTCCTGGTGGTATTTTTTATGCTAATTCAAGAGAAGAGCTTGAAATGAAAGCTCAAGATTTTCGTGAAGCTATAGACGAAATTAATGAAGGAATGGATAGACAATTAGGTGTTAATTTTATTTTTGACATGGTTACAGGTGCTTCTTTTGCAAAAGCAGGACAATATGTTCCAGAAGGTGCTAATATAAGTTTAGATGAAATGTATCAAATTGGAGATATTAGTTTTAAAGATTATATAAAATTTAGTGCTAAACAATTATTACCTGGAGGATTGTCTGATGCAGATAATGCTCAATTAACAGGTGGAGATATGGCAGTTTTTGATGCAGATAATCCAGAAACATGGGTTACTGATTATGAAAACCCTGGACAATTTAAAAATGCTCCAAAAGACTTTGATATAACTTCTTATCAAAATGAAAAAATGATTCAATCAATGCAAGATTTTTCAAGAGATGAAATGTTTAATAGTTACGGACAATTACATGACCCTGCTACAGCAGAACCAATTAAACCTGGAGAAAATATTTTAGCAGAAGTAAATGTTGAATCAGTTAAACCTTTAGATGCAGATATTCAAGCTTTATCTAAAGCATTTGATGGAGATATATCAAGTCAAAAATTTGCAGATATTGTAAAAGGATTTAGAAATGTTCCAGAATCATATAAAAAACAATTTCCTGGCGAATATACCCCAGAAAATTATGTAGATAAATTTCTTTCAAGTCCTTATGGTGGTTCTGAAGATGTTTTAGGTGTAAATTGGGATAAAAATACTTTGCAAAAATATGACAATTTTGAAAATATGTTAGATGATTATTATAAAAATGTAGATACACATATACCCAAAGGTAGACATGGAGGAAATCTTCTTTCTAGTCGTAAAGCAAGTCCATCTACAACAACGCAAGCAAGTAATGTATTAGAAGATTTGTCAGAAGTATCTTCTTATGGAACTTCTCCTAATCCTTTTGAACCTGCTCCTACAAGAAGTCCTGAACAAAGAGGAATTATAGATGTTGCTGAAATGTATAGAAAACAAGGAGAACAAGGTTTATCAGGACCAGATTTGTGGAATAAAAGAAAAGAAAATTATAATGTAGACCCAGTTTGGCTTGACCCAGAATTTAGTAAAGAAGCTGGTAGACTATTAGTTGAAGATTTAGGATATGAAATAGCATATGCAGACAGCACTTTAGAAAAAGCATTTTCTGCTTTTAGAAAAGATAATCCTGGTTTTAAAGGAAAAATTAAAACTGTAAACGATGTTCCTTATGATGTTATGCAACCTTATATTCAAAGGTTTGAATCAGGTAAATATGGTTCAAACTTTATAAATCCAGGTGGAGATGCAGGTTTAATGCAGATTTCTCCTGATTGGTACAGCGAAGATGGAAAATGGAAATTTAACAAGGACGGTACTGCTAGCGTAACTTATAAAAAATTACATCAATTAGCAAATTTGTGGAAAAATAAAAATCAAGGACTTGTTAATTTACAATATAGAACTGGTACTGACCCATTAAATATATTTCAAAGGAGTTTTTAACTATGGCATTTGAATTAGATAATATGCTCAATATGAACAAGAAAAATACACAATCATTGTATAATCCCAATGATATAACAAAAACAGCAAGTGCAGGTATAGGTTCTGGTAATCCAGTTCAATCTGCACAACAAAAACAACAAAATATGACTCCTATGTTTCAAGGAGACGATGGTTTTGGTTATGACCCATTTGGATATGACCAACCAAATGCATATGATTATAATTATGGTGCTCAAAATGTATCAGACCCTTTTACAACAACTCAAACTCAACCAAATACAAATAATTTTAATCCTGGTGCTTCACAAGCAGGTATGAATCAAATGGACATATTAAGAGGTTATTTTCCTGATATAGATGATGATACATTGTCTCAATATCAACAATTTATTACTCCTATTCCTGGAGAACTTTATGAAGCAACAGACCCTAATTTTGGTTTATATACAGCATTAAGAAAAGAAAAAACTGGATTTTTATCAGATTCAAGACAAAGAGGAAGAGAAGATTTAAGGTCTGCATTGTTTACTGGACATAGAGAAGCAAGAGGATTAGAAGGAAGAAGAGGATTTGTTAGTGGTAGAACTATAGTAAGTGATATTAGTGAAGAAGCTGCTAGAAAAGGAGACTCTTTAAACCAAGCATTTCAAAAAGGATTGTGGGATATTAACCAAGATATTGTTGGTAGAGTATCTTCTGCAAGAAAATATTATCAAAGCTTAGTAGGACAACAAAGAAGAGATATGCTATCATTAGCTGAGTTGTCAGATTATTTTAAAAACGAGGATGAAGAATAATGGGAGCAATAGAGAGAGTAATACAAATGGGTAAAATGATGGAAGGTGGAAAAGCTGACCTAAATACATTAATGGATGCTGCACCAGGAACATTTGCAGAAATCCAAAAAGAAAATAAAGACCGACAAGAAAGAGCAGAAATTAGAGCAGACGATAATGAAAAATGGGAAAAAAATTATACTTTGCAAACAAATCAAATTGATTATGGTAAAGACAGTCAAACAAATTCTATTTTAGCAGGCATGACAGCACAAGAAGCTCAAGCTGCTTTTCCTCATTTTACATATTATACTGAACAAGGTAAAGCAGATGCTCAAGCTATTCTAACTGGAAAAAATACAACTCATTCTAATAAAGAAGGTTGGCTTAATTCAATTACACAATCTAGTCAAGATTTTCAAAATCCTAACATGACTTTAGAAGAAAAAGAAGTAAGATTAAATGAAATTAGAAAAACAGCTAATCTTAATAATTATGATTTAAAAAACAATGAAAGTTATAACAATTTACAAAAAGGATATGTTCAACAAAAAACAGAAAAATCTTTAAATAATTCTATGTCAGGATTAGTAAAAGATGATGTTAATGTAGGAAATTTAGTTAAAATTATATCAGACCCAAATGTATCTGATGCTGTTAAAAAACAATGGTTAGACAATTCAATAAAAAAAGACTTAACATCAAATGATATAATAGCTTTTACTAAGGTTTTAGAAGTTTCTAAAGCAACAACAGAATTAGGAACTGACGGAAATCCTTACTTAGCAGATTGGGCTACAAAACAATTATTAGAAAGAGGTGGTTATGATATGAAAGATTATGTTAATCCAGCACAAGCTAATATACCTGAAGGATATACTGATACAGGTAAAAAAACATCTGATGGTCATATGATAGTTGAAGATTCTTTTGGTAAACAAATGGTTTTGCATTAATATAAGTATGTATGAAGCTTACACCTTTAAAAGATTACGAAAAAGCAAACACAACTAAACTTACTCCTTTAAACGAGTACAGTCTTACACCTTTAAGCGAATACGCCGTAGATAATAAAGGTCCAAAATTAACTCCAATAGAACAATATAAGCCACCTGAAAGTTATACTTTTGGTGAAGCTTTTCTTGGTTCTTGGGCAGAAGAAATGTCATTTGGACAATTATATAATGACCCTAATTTAGAAGCAGATGATTTAGCTTTTAATGCTAAAATGGGTAAAGCTTTAGGAACAGGTCTTGGATTTCTTGCTTGGACAGGTATAGCAACTTATGCTACAGGAGGTTTAGGTGGTTTAGCAATGCTTGCTTCTAATTCCAATAGACTTCAAAAAGGTGCAAAAGCATACAATCTTGCTAAAAAAGGTATGGATGCTACTGGTAAAGTAGTTTATGAAACTAATAAAGCAAAACGATTAGCAATGGCAGATGCAGTTGCTGAATCAGGAATTGGAGTTAAAAGTTCAGGACTTGTTAGTAAAATTGGTATAAATGGACCAGGTAAAGCTCATATTGATAAATTCATGCGATTAGCCGCAAAAGATGTTGGAGCTGCAAGAAGGTATGCCTTAGGTAGAGAAATGACCAGGGAGAGCCTAATTTGGGGCTCTACGGGGCAATTAATGGTAGAGGATGAAGCTACATTAAAAGAAAGAGCTTTAGCATTTGGACAAGATGCTGCTGCTGGTGCTATTTTTGCATATGCTCCAGCAATGAGATATGTTAAAAATCCACATTTAATTAGAAAAAGTAGTTTTATTGCTGATGATATAACAAAAGGAACTCAAATAGGAACTGGAGTTACTTTTACTAAATTAGCACAAAGAGATACAAGAGCTTGGGCTGAAGCTAAAGCTTATATGGCTTCAGGTATGATGATGTATATGCCTGGACAAGATGAAATGAGTGCTCAAGAACAACTTACTTCTAGATTAATGATGGGTGGAGTTACAACTGTTATGGGTAGATTGTTTGGTGGTGCTTCCTTAAATGTTGCTAAACAAGATACAATAAGAGCATTTGAAAGATTAGGAATTACAGATGAAAGACAATTAGGAGAATTAGCATCTATATCTATGGCTTTAGGTGGGAAACAAGGACTTAAAGTAATGAACGAAATGTTTGCAGGTTTAGAATTTGTAAGTCAGCCAACTGGTAAAAGAGGACAAACTAAAAATAGAGCTCAAGTTAAAAAAGTATTTATTGATGCAGAAGATGGAAAATTAAAAGTTCAATATGACACATATCAAGGTATGTCTACAAAAATTAAAGATAAAGATGTTGTTCAAGACTTTGATGTATTTACTTTAGGTAGAAGAAATAAAAAAGGAGATAGAGTTGGTCCTCAGTATAAAAGATTAGACGATAATAAAGTTCAAGAAATTATACACAATGTTGTAAAAGATGAAAATGGTGATTTACAAAGACATGTTATTAGTGGAGCTAGAGGTAGTTTAAAAAATGAAAAAGATTTGTTAAAGTTTTTAAACGAAGAAAAATATGCTATTATATCAGCTGATAGTCCTTTATATAACACTACTGCAAAAGTTTTACCTGGAGAAACTCAGGCAGAAGCATTAGTAAGAGAACTGCTTGATAGAGGTGTTTCAAGAGAACACATTATGAGCACTAAAGGATTAATGATTGATGGAACACATGGAACTTCTTTTATTGTTAAAATGAAAGGTTTAAAAGGAGCTGATGCTTCAACTCTTGGTAAGCTTGACGAAAAAGGTGTTATAGATATAGCTAAATTATTTGGACAAGAAACAGTTTTTACAAATAAAGGACTTATGAATATAATAAGACCTAAAAAAGGAGCATCGTATGATATTAAACAAATTACATATCAAAAAGTAGATTGGATAACTGGTGCATCTGGGAAAAAAGGTTGGACAAGAGCTGGTTCAATGACAGGTAACAATAATAAAGAAATACCTTGGAGTTATAAATTTCAAGAAGGCAGTAAACAAAAATCTTTACAAGACCCATCTATTTCTAAAAAGTTTAAAATGATAAGAGCTGATGAAATTTTAGGCTCAATTAAAAATCCAAGAGATAAAGTTCCTTTTACTATTCAAACTGCTGAGCACATACAATTAGTAAGAAAAGCAGAACAATTAGAAAGAACAATGGGGTTAAAATCTCCTATAGCAACTAAAAAAGGTGTTGAGCACCATGCAGCTTTAAAACAAGCTTTATTTGGTAAAGATTCTATGAAAAAAATGAATAGTGATGAACTTGCCAAATATTATTCATTGTTAAAATCAGACAAAACATATGCTGTTAGAGTAAATGAATCTACATTATCTACTTTATTTGGACAAGAAAAGTCTCTTTTAGGAGGTATAAGAAAATGGATTAATTCAGTTCTTCCAATTAACACTAAATTTATGAATTTAGGTAGAGATTTAGGAAGTGATGAATTAGTAGTTCTTGGAAAAGACTTAGGAGATATGGTTGCTTTTAGAGAAAAATTAAAAGGTGGATATTCAGTAATGAGAGAACAGATGAAAAAAATTACTTCTGGTCTTTCTAAGGCTTCTACAAAATTATTAGACGAGAATCTTACATATTTTATTGAAGGAAAAACTAAAAGTGCAAGAGGAAGGTTTATGAAGCAATTACAGCCAAATTTAACTGCTCAAGAGCATGATGCTATGCTTAAAATGGTAGCTCTTCATAAACAATATACCGATGATATGTTTGCAATGATGAAAAAAGCTGGAGTAAAAGAAAAATATTGGGATGGAAAAGGTTATAGATATAGAGACTTAACAAAAACTCCTAATTTTGTAAGTTTAACAACTACTGATGAAGCTGCAGAATTTTTTATGAAAGATAAAGATGCTCATGAAACTATGATTAATCATATACTAGCTCATGATGCAAGATTTATCAGAAATGGAGAATATGCTCAATTACCATATGAAAAAAGATATGAACTTGCAGAAGGAGTTTTTGAAACTGTTCTTACTGGAAGTCAAAAACATGGTATGTTTGGAGCACAATATAGCCGTTTAAGTGATGCTATTCCTCCAAAATTGTTTCTTGATAGTAATGGAAAAATAATTCAAGGTGTAAAAAACATGACTCAACAAGTAGGAGATAGCATTGATGGAACTAGAATTGCTAAAATAATAGATATATATGAGCCTAATTATGCTAAAAGTATGGACAGATATGCAAGTCGTGCATCAAATATTACTGCAACTACTAAATATTTTGGTCACGAAGGTGTATTTAAACCAGGCTCGAAAGACTTTTCGTCAAATTTTACAAAAAGGTTTAGAAGTATACAAAGACAAGTAAATAGTCCAGGTGCTCAAAAATATATTAAAGAACAAATGGAAAAAGATTTAGAATTAATTCTTCATGGACCTGGATATGATGAATTAACTGGACCTATTTCAAGAAATTTAGTATCTTGGACTGCTTCTTTGGGTTTAAGTAGTCCTCGTTCTGCTCTAAAAAATATTCTTTTAGGAAATGTTCAATTATTAACTACACATGGCATGAAACCTGTTATTTCGACATGGTATAATATGATTATGAGTAAATCATTTAGAAATCAAGCATGGCAAAAAGCAAGAGCAAGTGGTGCTATAGGTGCTTCTGATGCTATATTAGAAACTACATTAGTTCCAAAAACAGGATTTAGAAAATTGCTTACTACTTGGATGCAAAAAGCAGAAGAATTAAATAGGGTAGTAGCAACTACTACAGGAGATGTTGTAGCGACTGATGCTCTTAGGGTGCTCAGAAACCAGCCAATAAAAATGTTTTCTGGTATGGACAAGTCTACAGCCAGAAGGGTGCTCGGAGAGGCGTTAGAATTGTCTGATAAACAAATTGCAGACGCAGTTGAAACAGGAGCATTTAGTCAAAAAGCGTTAGATAAAATATATTTTACAGCACATGCGAGCACGCAAGGTTTAGCAGACCCTGTGTTTATGCCTCGTTTTATGAGCACTAAAGCGATGAAACCTTTTACATTGTTTTATCGTATTGCTTATCGTGTTCAAGAAAATGTTTATAAAAATGCGTTTAGACCTATGATAGATAATGGAGAAGTTGCTCCTATGTTAAGATATATAGCAGGAAGTATGGGAGCAGGATATGTATTACAAAATGTATATTTTGATGCATTTAACTCTAATCCTAAGGCATTTAAACCTGAAATGAAATTAAAAGATTTTGCAAAATCTACAATAGATGTTTCAAAAGGAGAAATAAGTTGGGATGAATATAGAAATAACATCGTTATTCCTCTTGAAAGGATGAACGATTACGCAGTAAAAGGTGAAATGTATGCATTGGGCTCAGGTATAATGGACCAAGACCAAGCATCAGGTGGTTTTTTTCAATCATTTACTCCTGCAATTATTCAACTGCCTATAAGGATGATAGGTGCATTTACTCAAATGTTTAAAGGAGGAGCAATGTTATTAGATAAGGATGCTAATGGTCAAGATGTAGCATTGTTAAAAGCAGGAGCAAAAGCAATTTTTGAAGCAATTCCTTTGTCTAATGACATTATTAAAGGTATAGAGGCTAATTGGCTTAAAAAAGATTTAAGACATTTCAAAAATATGAGGATGTTGCAATCAGAATATAGAAAAGACATAAGAAAAATTGAAAGTGTTGGACAATTTAACGACGATGTGACGAAAAGTTTAATGTATAAACAACTACAAGCAACTCTTTATTCTCAAAAACCTATAGAAGAAAAGGCTCAAAGTTTTTGGACTACCGTATATTTCTTAGCACATCAACACGAAATGGCTAATCCAGGAAGAACAAGTCAAAAAGTATCGTTTGAATACGGATATAAAATGGCATTAGCATACATAAAAGACCAAAAACCTATACAACTATCAATGCAATCAACACAAGGTAGAAGAATATCAGACCATGCAGATTTTGTAAGCAGATTAAATGATGAAATGAAAGCAGAACTTAAAGATATTACAGGTGTTTATCGCATAAACTCTCAAGAATTATTTAGACATATTGCTCAAACAAAAAATGAGCACTATAGAAAATTAAAATAGACTTTCTACTACTTCTTCAGTAGTAAGTTCTCTACCCTCAGATTTTGCAATAGCCTCGGCAGGATTATCCAATATTGTAGCACTATCTCCGTGATAACCCATATCAAATTTACATGTTGTTCCGTATCTATTTTTTGCTATGATAATTTTTAATCCGTGTTCTCCGTGCTCGGCATTATCATATTCGTATACATAGGGATAATAGGCAAAGACTACAATTTCGGCATCTTGCTCAAGATTACCAGACTCAGCAAGGTCGCTAAGTCTTGGTATCTTATCAACTCGATGTTCTATGTTTCTGTTTAGTTGAGAGACTAAGATTACAGAACAATCAATTTCTTTTGCTAACCATTTATATCTTCTTGTAATTTCGGCAATACGATGTCGAGTATCTCTATTATCGTAATGTGGAAATTCAATAAAACCAACATGGTCATCAATAATTACATCGGGTCTTATTTTTTTTGCCTCGTTTATACTATCATCGAGACTTCTTAAATTATCAAATAAATGAAGCGAAGTGTAATGTTTTTTTATGAACTCTAAACCTTTTTTGATTTCTTCTTTGTGTTTGTGAGCATTTCCTCTCATTTCCTTATTACGAACATTAGTATGCATAGCAACTAACTTCTTAATAATCTCAACATTAGGCATTTCTCTACTAACTAACATTACTTTTTTGCCGTCTAAAATCATATTTTTAACCATATTTAAGGCTAAGGTGCTCTTTCCGTTTCCAGGTCTACCTGCAATAATGGAGATTTCGCCCTTTGTCATACCAACGATTGACTTATCTACTTTTCTTAATCCAGTTTGTAATAGATTTTTTTGAGCAAATATAGCCTCTTCCATTTCTTCTGTGATGCAATCCATTGACTTATTGCCATTATCGAGCATATCGGCGAATTTGTCGGAAATTCTCCCCAACATATTAACATCAGTTGCTACTTCTTTATAAGAACTTTCGTCTTTTAATCTTTGTTGAAACTTCGCAACCTTATTCCAAAGTTCTCTTCTTAAATATAAATCATAAATAATTTTTGCATGTGTATTTAAATTACCTTTTGATACTATTTGTTCAGTAATTCCACTTAAATAATATGTAATCTTTAATCCTTTTTCTCCTAAATAGTTTGCAACAACACTTAAATCGATTTTCTTATTTTGCTTGTGCAGACTATAAATAGCAGACCAAATGTTTTGGTGGTCTTTGTGATAAAATACTTGTTTAGTAGGAATATACTTTATTACTTCATTAATAGTGCTATCATCGAGTAGCATGCATCCCAAAACTTCTCGTTCTGACATGCCACTATACATTTTTGATACTTCAAGATTTTTATTATTCATTAATAGTAGGTGGTAATTGTTCTAATTTGTTTTTTTCAACAATCAGTTTGTTCTCAAACTTCTTGTTTTCATTTCTCAATATACCAATGAAATAATATACATCAAAGCCTTTTTTTTCTAAATTTCTTCTTTCCCATATATTTACACAATGTTCAATGACTTTATCTTCAAGTTCTTCGCATGATTTTAAAAGTGTATATGATGTTAAATCATCTAATGTTGTTAAGAAAAGCCGTCTTAAATGTTCAAGGGCTTCATGGCTAAGTTTGTTTTCTAATTGTTTTATTTTTCTAGGGTAATTTTTTAAGGTGTTTGACCAACCACAAGCAGGGCATCTCATTGCCAGTCCTTAGGTGAGTGCTCGGCAGCAGAAGTTGAGCACAGGTTCAAATTTTTGAGCACTTTAATTTTTTTGGGCATTTTTTTTCCTCCATTGGTATTCCTTTTCCGATAAATTCCCTAAGAGGAACTTTCCCCTTAGGCATGGAATAATATCTCCATGATTTTTTGCATTGTGGACATCTATAAGGTTGGAACTTAGATTTCCTGCTATAAGAAACTTCGTTTTTTTTTCTTTTTTCGCTTTCTATGTTCTCGTCATCAAACCAGTCTGTATTTTTGCCAAAGTAATATTCAAGAGTTTCTTTAGAATAAATACTTTCGTATAAATACAACCATTTAGTAATGATTTTTTTGATAAAGATTTTCATTAATCATCACATGTATCACATAGAGCAACTCCACTACGAGCCTCTAAATCTTTATCAAGGTTTATTTCTTTTGTTTCTACTGAAAAGCCTAACTGATTTGCCTTAGTTAATATCCACTCTTTAAAGTCATCAACATCTTTCTCAGATTGTGTTCCTTTTTCTATTTTAATATTATTAATCTTGTTTGTCATAATAATATTCTGCAACAGACTTTCCCTGAGGAGTTGATATTGTTTTTTTAGATATAGGATGCCCTTCATTTCTTAAATCCCAAATTCGAGCACTTAATCTAAAACAACCAAAGTTTTGGAGTGCACTTAAAGGAGTGACTTTTTCTCCGTTTTTAAGTGCAACCAATATCATATCATTTTGTGTCATGATATTCCCCCTATATTTTTAGGATTAAGCCTAAGTTGAGTGCTTAAATTATCGTTTTGTAATTGTTTAATAGCAAACAATAATTTTGCTTTTCTCATTGTAAGGTCATCTAACATAGAGTTAATATCCTTTATTTCACTTTCATAGTCTTTTAACTTTTCTTCGTTTGAACTCATTAGTTTTCCTCTTTTTTGTTTTCTTCGCTTTCTTCTCCAAGTAATTCCTGAAGCCCTACCATAGCACCAACAAGTCTTTGTTCGGTTTTATTTAAAGCATCTAACTCTTGGATTAAATGATTTTTTCTTTCTTGAACTTTCTGAACTTCATCAGAATATTTTGTCAAGTTTTTTTCAGCATTTTCTTGCATTTCCTTGTCTTTTTTTGACATTTTATCCTCCTTTATAGGTTTGTAATATAATAATAATTTAACATGATTTCAACTTGCTATTACTTTTTAGGCATAGCCGTAGATAGAAATTTTTCTAAGCCTTTGGCAACTTTATCCCAAAAACTTAATTTCTTTCTTGTGTATTTTCTTTTAGCCATTATTTAACCTCCTTTAACATTGCTATCAAAGTTAAGTAATATTCCTGAGACATGATAGCATAATTTTCTCCATAATCTTCTCCAACAAATTGAACATGTATATTTTTAGTTGGTTTTAAATGTTTTGCAAGTTTTTTTCTTTTCTTGCATTGTATGTAAATGTCTTCTTCGAGCACCATATCTACTTCTTGAGGAAGTCCTCTACTTCTTCCGTCTGACCCCCAAGTTCTTTCTGCATCTAAACCTAAACTCTTAGCAAATTCTACACATTTTCTTTCGTAATATGTTCCTCTTGCTTTATTTTTTGCAACCATTTTCGTCTCCTTTTATTGCTTTAATTTTATCATTTTCTTTTTTTAACTCTAAATATAATTTATAATAGGCTTTGTCTTGAAAAATAATATTGTTTTTATTTTGTTTTCCCTCAACCCTTATATCCCAAGATTTATCTTCTTTTGGTTTCATTTTATGTATTCCAACTTTTATGCCATTTATAATCAAGTGCTAAGTCTATAACTTCTTCTCTTGTTAGTTTTTTATGGCTAATAAAATCATGAAACTTATCTGAACTATCGTCAATGTATTGCATTTCGGCTACACGATTAATTCTAAGATATAATATCATTGAATTTACTTCTTTATCTGAATATTCTTTTCCTTTTTTACTCATCTTTTTTCCAATCATCTATCCACTCTTTAACTATATCAATTTCTTCGTTAAATTCTCCTTGCATAGTTATTTCGTCAATATCGCCATTTTCCGTAAGATATATTTTACCTACATTTTGTAGCCAAAACATTTCTCCTACATAGTTTTCTAATTTATCTTCAAGGAATTTCTCTAAATCCTGTGCAGATTTTTTCATCCATTTTTTCATTTTAACCTCTTGCTTTCTTTCTATATTGGTCAATCCAAGTTCTTTTTGCCGAGCCTCTAATCCCTGCAAAAATCCACCAAGCACCATGTTTTTTTCGGAAGTGCTCAGATGTTTCCTTTCTCCATTTTTTGTCGTGGACAACAGGAGATGTTGGTATATATTTTGGATTTCTATTCTTATCGTAAACTAATTTTTTATCTTTCATAAAACTTTCCTTAATTAGAGCAAAGTTAGGAATAGAGAAACCTAACCTTGCTCACACCATAAACACAGACTAAACAAATGATTATATTAATATATGAGTTGTTTAATTTTCGTTTAATCTATATTAAAATGGTAATTCTTCTTCGTTGCTATTTACTTCTAATTGAGCACTATTCACAAACTTAACACGAGGAGTTCTCATTTCATTTCCCTCTCTACCAGTCCAACTTTCTATAACAACAACAACTTTATATTGATATTGTTTTAAAGTGTCTAAGTCTAACTGAGGTAGAAATAATTTTCCGTCTTTATTTTGTGCTATCTTTAACATATCACAAAACTTGTAGTAGTTTGAGTTTGAGCCCATATCACTTTGTAAATTTGGATATTTAGCAGGGTCAGGTTTTTTAAACCTAAACAAACCTTTATGCCTTACTTCTTTGCCCTGAATTTGAAAAACAGGCTCATAAATATCGGCTAAAAATTTACCACTAATTACTATATCTTCTTTTACTACTAAATCAACTACCTTAGCATCATATTCTCCCTCAGGAATACTTGAGCCTTTACTTTCGCTTGGCTCAAACCATGCATCCTCTCCGAATACTTCGTCTAAAGCACTTTCTAATGTATCGTTCATTTTTCCTCCACTTTTACATTGTATTGTAATTCTCTAAATTGTTTTAACATTTCTTTCATCAAAGAATTATAGTTATCTTTTTTTACTTTAATTGTTATATATTCTTTTTCACGAGCCTCTATTTTATCTTCCAACTCTCTCGTGTAGTCATCATGTTGCTCTTGTGTCATCATCTTAAAGACATCTTCTCTACTCATTTTTTCTCCTTAACTTTATCATTATAGTCTTTATTTTGCAACTCGATATTCTTTTCTTTGACTTGCTTTTTTTCGAGTTCTTTCTTTTCAAGTTCAATACTTTCTTTAATTTTATCTACATAATTATCAAAGTTATTTGTATTTATCTTTTTGTCTTTGATTGCTTTTTGTAAAGATTTATGAAAATTTGCACCCTTGCTTTTCGTTAAATCCAATATCATCTTATATTGAGCATCAGATATAGTATTAGGCTTTTCCTCCTCAGGTAAATCCTCTCCCCTATAAATGTATAATCCTAAGCCAAATAAAGATAAACATTTAGTTAAACATCTTAATATAGATGTGTTAATTTGAAATGCATTTGGACTTAATACAGGTTGATTTCTATTGTCAAGAACAGGATGAATTTGTGTTCTTGTAATGTTTTCGATTGATACTGAAACTTTAACAAAACATCCAGCCTCCGTGCTCATATAAGGTTGAGAGCCAAAATTTTCTCCATTGGAAAATTCGTGAACATCCCATGTAGTATCAGGATAAACTTTAAGAACTTCCGTGATTGCATCACTCCAAGATAAGTAAGTAAATCTACCTTTCTTTTCCGTGAACTCATTTACATTGATTTTGTTTAGTGTTTCAAAAACACTCTTTGTTTTTTTCTTAACATTGGTTGCCATAACAACTCCTTACTATTTAATTAACTTACTTGTTTATGTGTGGGCATAAACCTCTTACTTCGCAATAACTTTCACATTTTTTACCCTCCCAAGTTTCCTCGTCTGAGCATTTTGGAGGAGTAGTTTCATCTTCAAGATGTTGTAAAAGTCTATCTCTCTTTTCAAGAAAATACGGAATAATTATATCATTGTCAAGGAAAGGAATATCGACAAAGTAAATATTTCGTGTTATTCCCCTATCTTTACAGGAGTATGTTCCTGCATCCCTGATATTCATTTGTAGTTTCATGTGTTTTACTTTATATCCTTTTAATTCAAGCATATAACGATACATGTTTACTTGATATAACCAATCTCCGAAATCCTTAGAATTTTCGTCTTGATAGTGCTCTTTCACTTTTTTGATTGTTCCTGCTTTCCCCCACTTTCCTGATTTCTTGTATTTCGTTCTTAATGGACATGGAACTAATCTATTTTTTAATCCGAGCACTTTTGAGGCTTTAAAACTTCCCGTGTTTTTATAATCGATTAATGTTTGGCTTTCTTTGTCGTAAAAGTCTAAAATTCCAGTAATATCTAAACCTTGTAGATTTTCCTCTTGTAAAACATTGTCTCCAACATCTTGGTTTTCTAATTGTAGATGATGAATTGTTCCCATAAGAGCAAATGCTCTATCCTGAGGGTTGATAAAATATTCTTGTGTTCTTTTGAGATAACTCTCGCATGTTCCAGACAAGAGTTCAGTTGTTGAGGGAGGGCGATTAGGTGGTCGTTGCTCAGACATCGCTTTTAATGTCGCAATAGACATGCATCTCTCGGACATGCGACATTTATTAAAGCAATCTTTAAATTGTATTTCTTGATTATCAGGACATATAAAACCTATCGCCGACATATATTCTCCTTAATTAAATCAGGTAGCGATAAGGTAGCCAAACCAATTTTGTATTTGCTTAAATATTAACAACAAAGGTAAACAGGATTTACAAACCTGCAACACTCCTTTTAAGTGCTATTAAATGTTTAAGTAATTGTATCACTACCTGACATGTTATAAGGGAATATAAGGATTAAAAAAGAAAAAGGCAAGGAAAACATGAAAACCCTGATAGCATAACATGAATTGATGAGAACTAACTAATTCAGGGAAAATTAAAAACCTTGCCTTTTTACTCGAATAAAGGTAAAAAAAGTATAGTTATCTAAGTTAGATAGTTAGACTAACTATATGTTAGTTTAATTAGTTTGTTAGCGAAAGTCAAGAAAAAAAATTAAGAAATTAATTTATCTCCATTTTTTTCGTCATAAACTAAGTCGCAATTTTGTTGCAACATAGTAATTGCTTGTTGCTTATTTTTAGCAACAAATTGTTTTGTGATAAACCCTTGAAGTGCTCTTTTATTTCTGAGCACAAAAGTAAATTCTTTTAATTTACCACTACTTATTTTATCAGTAATTTTTAAATCAAGCATATCTGCAACCTCACTTATTGTTAAACTTACAATAAAAATGTCTCTCTAAAACAATATACTAATAAATTTGCTTTAAACTCAACACTTTTATTTTTTTGTTTTAAGTGTGCAATCGGCGAGTTTCCGTGCATTATTTACACATACACTAACCGATTGTGCACATCCCATGCCCACTATCCATTAAGTTAGGCACGACAACATATTTAATGCCCATAGGCAAGTTGAATTAATACATGTTTAATGTAAACAATACTCAGAACTCCTATCGTTCCGATTACACACTTTTAGTGTGTTTACGGGCTCATAGGAAATACCTCCTTTCTTATCTATTATCATCTGCATAGTCCTTTTGCTTATCGTTCCATGCATCCTCAAATCCTTGTTCTAAATCGTCTAATTTTTCATTAAACTCTTTACACATAAGGGCTCTATCAAGAACGACTTTATTCATATCATCCATGAAATAATACACGGGAACTTCTACATTACTATCTCTTGCATCAGTCTCTACCATTTCAAACTTCGTAGCCTTGTGATATTGCACAGGTTGTGTCGTAATGGTAGTGCTACTACCAAGTGTCTGAGCACTTATTTGAGCATTTGCAAGGGCTAATTTTAAAGTATCGATATTAACTCCCAAGACTTTTGCTAATTGATGTCTATTTCTAAGAGCATAGTGCATTTTTCCACCTTGACGATACTTCGTAGAAGTGATTTCTGCACCTGAGTTTCTTAATTGTTGTATGCAATTAACAAGCGAAGTATTACCTTTTTTACCAAAATTCTTTTTAAAAGATATTTCAGTAATGTATTTATGTGTTAATAAATACTCGAATACATCCATAGACATAGGTTGATGAGATTGTGTATACATAGGCTTTCTATTTCTATACCAATCACTCAATTTGGTTAATCTATCTTTCTTTTTCATCCTAATCCTCCTTATCAATGGTTAGGTTTTGATTTTCAGTTTGAGCAAGTTTAATAACTTGCTCCTGAGCATCTAAATAGTCTTGACTGCTATATATCATCCAGTATGGTTGGAACAATCGTTCCCCTATATATTCCATGTCATCACTATTTGACGGCTCTTTATCTCTTAATATAGCACTTGCTACACTTAGTGCTTGTGCCATAATAAGTTGTCCACGAGACGATAAAGCAAATTCTTTTGCCTCTAATTGCTCGTCTTGTGAAAAACCTTTACTTTTTATGGTTTTCATACCTTTGCCTATAAGTTTTCCGTTAGGCTTTTGGGATGTCTTTTCCATTTATTCCTCCTTTTGTTATTGTCATAAATTCTTCGACTTTATTGTCGAGAGATTTTGTTTCCTCCATGAGAGCGAACATAATTTCTATCACACCAGTCGCTTTTGTTCTTGCTCTAAATTCCTTTTCATCTTGACTACTTTCCACTTGCTCTCTCTTTACTTTGTCGAGCACTCTTGCTACAAATGTAAGCATAAAACCTACCTCGTCGGTAGATGAGCCACAGAACATCTCAGAAACATCCTCTAACAAGCGATTAATCGTTTCATCCTTACTCGTGTATTTCCATGCAATGTATTCCTCGCCTTTGTCCTTAACTAATTTCTGAATTAGTTCTTTTCCGTCTTTTTTCTCGTTAGTGCTCATTATAGCAACCTCTCTAACTTCGTCAAAGTTTAAATTATTCCTTTGTGCCGTATCACAAAGTTCAAATAATTGACTGCTTACCATGTAATATGCCTTTTTAGGAGAAACTTTTGCCTCAGAAATACATTTCTGCAAAACTCCTTTAAACTCGTAAACACTCCACTCTACATCTCGTTGAGTTTCTACTAATTTACCCTCTACAATTAACTTTGCAATATCAAACCACTCCATAGTTCCAAATTTCCACTCATCGTTTGTGCTCTCGCTTTTAAGTAATGTCTTAACAAGTAGAGCCTTTTCATCACTCAGAAATGTATCAGGATTTTGCTTACATTTGAGCACCCTAACTTCTGCATGAGTTCCCCACAAATCATGTGAGCCTACTAACTTATATGTTGCATAAGGATTTTCAAACTCTCTCTCTTGTTCGCAAGAGTTAGAGTTATATTCATCCTCGTTCATGTTCATTATTGCATCGGCATATTTCACAAAGTGCTCTTTATCCATGTTTACCATTGGATGAGGATAATCGCCTTTGAGAACACCAATTTGTTGTTCATTATTTTTCATCGTTTTTTTTCTCCTTAACTTCGTTAAATTCTTTTTTGTCAATTACTGCTATGTCGTCTGAATTGCACCACTCACAATAAAAATATCCGTCTATGTAGTCGGCTAATTCATCCGAGTTTATGTATGTCCATGATTGTTGTTGTATTTCAGGACAACCACATGTTTCACATACCCACTCAGTTGCTTTAATCTTTTCTATTGATTTATTCACTTGTTTGGTTAATTCAGTTTCGACATTAATCATCTTGTGCATCCCTAACTTCGTCGTCTTTTTCCATGCTATCCACATCTAAGACTTGACACATGTAGTTTTGAATAACCTCCCACCAACATTGTGCATTATCTCCGTCGGTAGCACATACCCAGTCGCCATGTATTTCTGCCATATATCCACCATTGTCCTCTATTGTGCATCCACAATAACTACAAGCAAATTCATCAGGGCTAAGCCAATCTCCGTCTACTAAATACTCTTTTTCACTCATAATTTTTTCTCCTTAGACATCGTCAAATGTCCTTTTTGATTTTTTCTAACTCCAAAAAAGTTTAACATATCACATTGATAACACTCAGTTGCCTTGCTCCAATTTTCCATGCCACAAGTTGAGCACTTCCAATTCTTATTAGTATTTTTATTATTTTTCATATCAAACAATATGGAAAAATAATTACAAATACTATAATGCCAATCATTTTCTCTCCTCGATATATTTTATTTGTTCGTCGGTTAAATTGTCTAACATGTATGCATCTCCGAGTTCTCTCAAAAATATGTAGATTAGATAAGGCTCTAAATCTTGCTCCTCAACATTGTTTATCTTTGAGAATAACTCGTCTATATATTCAGGAGATAAGTCTGAGTTGCTTAGTTCTCTTTTCAGAATTGAACTGAGCACCCAACATTGTCCTTTAATTTCGTTCATATCAATAACGATTTTACCCTCTTTTTTCACGGCTTTAATGTCCTTTTTAACCATTTACATAATTCCCAACACATAATTGGTAATACTAACATTATTAACAAATCATGCCATTGTAAACATGCTACATACATTATATCTGCATCTGCATCATACCAGTAATGTCTCATTGTATATCCTCCAATGCACTTTCACAAGCAATAGCAAAAGCATCTTGTTTTTCATCGACAAAACTTTCCCACTCATCGTCAGACATTTCATCATTAATATCTACATGTTCTTTTTCATAGTATTGCCAAAGAACACATGCCTTGTCTAACAATTCGTGTAATTGTGTCAATTCTTTTTCGGTTAATCTCATTTTTTCTCCTTGATTTCTCTTACTTCTACATACTCAGTAAAATCACAATCGTATTGTCCGTCTAAATATATACAAGCATTATGCATTTCCTCGTATAGTTCATCATAAACACTACTTACATCGAGACTATCCTCGACTTCCTCGTAGCCTTTATCATAGGCATCATCCTCGTTGTCTGCCTCTATATCAGTTTCCCATGTGTAATCACTTGGCAACTCATCTATGTTCCAATCTATTGGAACGGATATTGATATTCTAAATTTCGCCATGTTATTTGTCCTCCTAAAAGGTTTTTATTATTATTATTATTTATAAAACATAAATAATTAAATAATAATAATAATAGATTTTCGTTTGTCGGTATATTCTTGTTTTATTTTTGGACTAATATCCAAAAATAAACTCTCGAAGGGATGCTCAATAGTATATGATTTGTTAGCAATACTTTGCCGAAGTATACTTCGGCATGTATGCTTTACAAATTCATATAAAAGCCTCGTGAGTATAACACGAGCATCATGCGATAATTTACTCACCACTTTTTGTGTGAGCAAATTATTTAACACACATGCCTCTATGCTTATTCTTGCTTTGCTTGTTTTCACAAGCGAAGCAAAGAAAGAATAAGTATTAGTGCTCAAAAAAGTGCTCACTTTCTTAATATTAACCGATACCCATGGTAAATGGTGGAACACATTTACCTGTGGTATGGTTAATTTAAGAGTTCTTTTATTCATCTGAGCCCTCATTTACATAACCTACTACATTTGTTATGAGAGTTTGAAATGTTGCTCCGTGTCCGATGTATATATCGCTATCGCTAATCTGCTTGTATAACTCCTGATTTTCACTTGGTTTTATTAAGTGATACATAGGAGTTCCGATACTATCGGTAGTTGCTAAGCAATTTTTACTCCAATCGAAAAACAAATCTCTAAATATTCCAGTCAAGGAATAGTTGCATAGATAAGTTTCGTCGATTTTAACTCCTGAGGGCTTAGCCAATATTTTCCAACATGTAATAGGATGAGTGTCGCTATCCCAACTAAACTTTCCCATGCTTTCAAAAGATGTTCTCTTATTAAATGTAGGGCGACTAATTTCTCCGAAATAAATTTCGGTAGCAAACCCTAATTGTTCAATTTTCTCACATATTGCTACTGCCATAATTACTTTATTGGTTAATCTCATTGTGTTCTCTCCTGAGGACTGAGCATAATCGATAAAAAACCTAATACATCGTTGGCTATTTTGTCTTTTCATGCTCTCCATACACTCCTCTCCCCCCATGTATTTGTCAATGTTTATGATAGTGCCTGATAAATCTCGTTGTCTTTTACGACGACAATCAATACCTATTGAGCCCAATTTATTAACAAATTCAGGAGAGGCAATTATGTCTTGTTTCCTCGTTATGTATTCATCCCAAAGTTTAGGAGAGGTATAGCCCTGATTTATACATTTGAGCATCTTTTGTCTACTATTTATGTCGAGAGTAGTCTCAAAATCGCTATACCTACCCTTTCTACTATGATAACCAGTAGTATTAAACCAATCATAGTCTCCGTTATAACTATCGAACACTAATTCGTCGATAAACTCGTTCAAACTTCCATAGGTAAAGTTATATACCTCCGTAGGATTATACCCATAGGAAGTTTCTACATCTTTTAGATTTGGAAACTTGTGTGATACATTTACTATGCGATTACTCGTCAAAGGGCGATTAATATCATTTACCTGAGGGCTAAATCCGTCTCTACTACCTCTACTCATTGTTCTCTCCTTGTGTGTCTTTAACTCCGTTAAAGAACTCTTTTTCATTAATATTATACGATATTACTCCGAAAAACTCGTTTGCTCTATCTCTCTCTACACCTATTCGTTTTAATTCATCGTCAGTCCAATTTTGTAGGTATAGTTTGAGCACTTGGTTAGGAGTTATACCTCGTCTAACTAATTTTGCACCTTGTTCATAGGCTCTATTCGAGCACATTTGTCTGATTTGCATGTTAGGTTTGAGTGTATATTGTTTTATGGTATCGAAAATCTCCATTAATTTACCGACATGTAAATCTGCATTTTGTCTCTCTAATGTCGATAGCATTTCTAATTCAGGATATTCCTGAACTTCGCAATTATCTCCTGATAAGCCCATTATTCGATGTGTAATTCGTCTATCATTTCCGACTTCTACCTTTGAGCACACAAATCTATCGAGAGTTGCTCCGTCGAGTTGTTTTCTCACATACATATTTCCTGAGTTGGCATTACCCCATGTATTAGCACTACATACAATATAACAATCCTCGTGTCTAATTGCCATTTCGTTGCCTGTTCTCAAAGGACATGATATAAAGCCGTTGGCTAATAAACTATTTAAGCCGACTAATACATCAGTATCTCCGTTATCAAATTCGTCGAGTAGAATTAAACCTCCATTTTCGACGATATGCATAAATTCAGGAGTGAGGAAAGTTCCCTCGATGTTCATCCTACCTGTGATGTGGCTCTCACTCATCCCTGAGGTAAGCGATAACGAGTGGAAATTCTCACAATTCAATGCCGATGCTAATTGCTTACCCAAGTATGTCTTACCACTACCTGCATCTCCGACTAAGAGCACTTGTTTATTCTCCTCCAACATAAGTTTTATGGTATCGAATTGGAAGTGTTTTAATTCGTCTCCGTTATTATCTTTAACCTCGTTAGGTTTAATTTGCATCATCCCATTGGCTATCATTTCGGCTAAATCATCGACTTTTTGCTCGACATTATTTATTCTACCTCCATAAGAAGTATCATCTCCGTCGGATTTTTCATTTCCCTGAGGCTTAAATTTTATGCCTGAGCCGTCTTTTTGTGTAGGTTGTGTAGGTTGATTAGGTTGATTAGGTTGCAAATTTTCCAATGCATCTCCATATAGTTCACTTAACTTGTTGGCTAAGTCCATAATTTGACTTTTGCTACCCATTTTGATTTGGTATCGGTAATCTGAGCAATCTTTACGACTTGCTAAGCCCTCTTTTTGTAAAACATCGACGAGTTTTCTCATCATAGGGCGAAGTTCCGACTTTACTTTCATGTTCGACATCTCATTAGCCGACGGAATATTATTCTCCATGCCTGTTCCTCCGTGATTTTGTAATTCAGTTGATTTATTATCGACAATCATGCTATTTGTCCTCCAAATTGGTTGAAATTTTGTTGTTCATGTTTTTTAATAATGCTCATACTAAATACTTAGTGAGCATTATTAATAAAAACATGAGCACTAATGTAGGATATGCAATCGTGTTAAACTCGTGCACCATATCCGTCGCTACTCCAAGGAATAGCCCTGCGAATTGTAAGCCTATGAATAGCCAACATATATTCCAAGTGCTCATATTACTCCTCCTCTCCGATGATAAAATCATCGCCGTCAAAGTATCCCATACTTTGTATTTTTTCGTATTCATCATCCTCGTTAGGAATATAAAGTTCCATGTCGATAAACTCCTGAGCCCTCAATTCTTGCTCGTGTTGTTCTCTTAGTTGATGAACAATTACTTCTATGAGTTGAAATTTGCTCATTATATCTCCATAAATGGATGAAACTTCGATTATTTCTTTCTCGATAACCTCATCAGGCAAAGCCTGAACAATTATATCGTTTTCTTTTACTTCTTGTGCTTGTATCATGTTTAATCTCTCCATATTGCTTTGTTTATTTCCCATATCACTATCATAGATAGTGCAAATACAAATAGTTCTAAGTATATCATTATGCTACCGACATAATAGTTGGATAGCCGTCCTCGGCTTTCTCATTTATTTCGTCTAAATAACCTTTTAATGTAGTTTTTGGTTTAAAAAACTTATCTCTCTCGATAGATAACCCAAACGGAAGTTCAATAGCCTCTATTTCATAGATGCTAACATATCCATACTCGACAAATCCTTGTCCTAAATCACACAAGCCGAACATTAAACCAGTTTCCTTATTATGCTCGGAAATAAGCCATGTTGCTTGTCCACACGGATTAAATAATTTAAGATAAGGTTTTCTTTCAAACTCGTCGAGTTTGAGATTTCCGTCTAATTTCTTTTGAATTTCTTTCGTAATTAACTTCATGTTATTTATCCTCCTCGTTGATATTATCCATGTCGTCTTGCCAATGCCAATCTCCCTGAATAATCTTTACATACATCTCCATATCCTCGTAATTCTCTATGTCGGAGAAATCCGTGTCTTTTAGACACCATGCAAAAGCATTTATGAAAATCCAACATAGTTTTCGGAACGAATAACTATTGAAAGGTAGATATTCGTCGGTATCTAACCTCCATTTATTCAAGACATCCTCGATGTCTTGTCCGTCCTCTTTTGCCTCCTTTAAATATTGGATGAACTCATCCAACATGAAAGAGAGGTAGTCCTCTTTCTCAAATTTTCTTTGAAAATTGTCTGCGATTTCTTGTGTATTTTTCATTTTAACTCCTCGTTGTTAATGTTAGCAATAGGTTATTACTCGTTGCTTAATAATTATAGCACTTGGAACAAGTGCCTCCTCATGAGCATATCTTACTTCGTAAGTAAAAAGTCGAGTATCGTAGAGATATTCTATATCTCCGTTTTCGTCTCTCTCCTGATAAGCCCAACCGAAAGTCTCGTTATTTTCTCGTTGCATGTCCTCACTCCATACTATACCTACGGGCTCAACAATTATTTTTGTTCTCATGATGTCCATATCATAACGATTACATATCGTCAATATGTTTCGCACCATTTGATAACCGAAAACCTCGTCTGAAAGGTTGAAATTTCCCATATTATCCTCGGCAAATAAAGGTATTCTCCCTGCACCTAAATCACTTATAGATAAATCGTGCTTATCCATGTCAATAGGTTTTATTTGCTCCCTCGATACTACTTCGGCTATCATTTTATTAATAAATCTCATTATTTCTCCTCCCAAACAAACAAAGTTTGTTTATTTCCCAAATCGTCAATGTAATATGTTCTCCAAATCCATTTGGAGAAACCCTCAAAGTCCTCAATTCGAGTTTTCTCGTTGAAAACTTTGTTTTCAAAGCCCAATATATATTCTAATATCTCTCTCGGCATATTATCTCCTCCCCATGAATTTTAAAATGTCGTTAGTATTTTGGCTAATAGCCGACATCTTATTAACAATCTTTTTACTTTCTTGTTTTCTCTTGTTGTCGGCAAGAGTTTTCGAGAAGTCTTTACCCAATTCTCCTCGTTTATATGCCTTTCCAAAGTCGGCGAAACTATTGTAAGAATACTTTTTACTCATGCTATTTGTCCTCCATAAGTGGTTGATTTTGCTCGGCTTTAAGTGTTTTCATGTTTATCATATCTCTAAAAACAAAGTAAAGAGATATGATTAAACATGAGCACTACTACTGAGCCCTTTTAACTTTTGCTCCCATCTTTGATGGTAGCAACTATTTTGAGCCCTCAGATAAATGGTTTAATGTTTGTAAAAACATTAAATCCTCTTTGTCCTCTAAGCAAATGCTCAATTTATCTAAACAAAGTTTGATAAATTGCTCTTTTTTACCGATGATAACAAAGTTTGATACAAGAGCCCAAAAGTTCTCCCTTATGAAACTATCGGCATCATCAAGAAAGAAGTCCAAACTATCTCTCTCTATCTCTACTTGTAAGAGAATTTGTTTTATTTCAAGCCTTAAATCTCTTGGCAAGTCTTTAAAATCCTCTCCATTTCTAATATCTGAAAGATATTGGAAACTCTCTTGGATTTCACTATCATACTCATATAACTCTAACTCGTCGAGTAAGAGCCAATTTGTCTCAGTTTTAATGCTATCGTTAATTAATTCGATGTTAATGTTGTTTTTCATGTTTAAACTCCTCATAGTTTATTTGAATTTTCGTTAATTTTGCTCCGTAGTCCTTTTTAAAGGGAGGGAAGTTCCCACTTCCCCGTGCGAACGGAGTTTGCCGTGCTTTTGCCGAATTTTCCTCAGTAAGTCCTCACTTTCCCCTCAATAAAGGGTGCACTTATCTCGGTGCTCAGAATTTGAGCCCTGAGAAATAGCCGTCGGGTATTCGACGGAGGTTTCCCTCGAATTCTCGGCACTTGTCGATACAAAGTGCTCAAAGCCTCGTTGTCTCGGTTAAGCCGTCGGGTTAAACAAAGTCCTCCCCGAAGTTCTCGTCGATAAACTCATATTTATCCTCAGTAGCATCGACGATAAAAACCTCGTTCAAGGTCTCATTTGCTCGGAAAATATCGCAAAAATCCCCTTGCTCGACGACAAAGTCGAAAGTGTTAATGCCCTTGATTGTCGATACTAAATCAACCACAACCTCTCGGCTATAATCCCATGGCTTCTCATAAGCCTCGACTAAGGCATTAATTGTTCCGTCTAAGTTCTCGACGAGCATAGCCTGTAATATTCTCGCTTTCTCCTCGATGTTCTCGCTTATCTCCAATGCACAACCAAATTGGCACTCGTCGATAAGTTTCGTCGTATTTTCGTTAATTAACTCGTTTTTCATGTTATATCCTCCTCTTAGGATGTTTAGTTTCTCTATCGGAGAACTTGTGCTCTCCGTCGGTATTTCTGACGCTAAAAGTGTCTTATTCATGTTTTTCTCTCTATTCTTTCCTCGAACTCTTATTGTGTCGTCGGAGGTGTCGAGGGTTTACCTCCAACTAAACAAACTTATATATACGAGGAGCAACAAGCAAGGATTATTTGGCTTTATCGTCGGTAAAGTAAGGGTGCTCAGGAGGGCTAATTTGATGATTTGGATGATTTGGAGGGCTCGAAAAGTGCTCAAAAAATATAGTCTGAGCACTAATCGGCTCACTTTTAAGGCTCGGCTCTAAGTTCAACAATATCAACACTTAGGGCGAATTTCAACTAAAAAGTTCAATCCTATAACAAAGTCAGGGGGGGGGTATCATGCAAAAAAAAGAAGAGCACACATACTTGGGCTATTTTTTTAGAATGGGTATTGTGTCTAAGTCGTGATATATAAGGACTTAGGGATTTCGCTAACTATACTAACTAACTAGTTAGACTAACTAGACTATTAGCAGTTAGTTTCTAACTGAATTTAAGAAGATTTAAAGCATAAGTCAAGTATTATCGTAAAACAAACCCTAGAAAATTTTTTTTTATTTTTTTCTTGACTTTCATGAAATAACAGTTTTAACCTTTATTATGCGACAAAGAAAGAAAAAACCCACTAATAAGGAATTAGTATATAATATCGCCCTCAATAAGAGAATGATTATTGAGTTAAACCAAAGATTAATGTTACTTGAGTCTGTTATTAATAAATATATAGAAATGAAAAAAGATACAGAAAAATTTAATAAACACTTACAAGAAGAAATTAATAAGGAAGCCGATGAAAATACTGAAAATTCCGAAAAAGCCTCTTAGTTTAGAAATTAACGGGCATATCTACACTATTCGCTTTATTGAAGGTGGTAAAGCAGAATATGGCACAGATGATTGTGAAATCTTGGGTGCTGTCAGTATGAGGAAATGTGACATTATCTTAGAAAGAGACATGAAACATTCTAAAATCTTAGAAGTATTGTGCCATGAGGTGCTACATGCTATAACTCATGGAACAAGTTTGAATATATCAGAAACACAAGTCCAGGTAATTGCCAACTCCTTATATCAACTAGGGGTTGGCAACTATATATGGGAAAAATCAGGAGGAGAATATGATTCCAAACTATGATGCTATCGTGAAAAAGGCAAAATCGTTGTGTGATAACAAGAATATTGACTATGCACAGCAAAAAGACCCTTTTTCTAACTTTGAAATGGTAGAATCGCTTAAAATATGCGATGTTCCAACAGGAATATTGGTAAGAATATCGGATAAATTGGCTAGAATTGCTAATTTGTTGAGGAGAAACGGAAAAATGGCTGTAAAAGACGAAAGACTTGAAGACACCCTATTAGATTTAATAAATTATAGTATAATTCTTACTAGTTATCATTTGTATTCAAGTGATAATGTAGAATTATTAGAAGATATGGAGAAAGACTATGATAGTTCCAGGTAAAATACTAGAAAAGACGGTAAACAAGCCTAAGGTTAATATACATTGCCTTACAGATGTTCATGTAGGAAGCAAGGTTTTTGACCGAATGCTTTTTTTGAAAGCAATAGATAAGATAAAGAAAGACCCAAATGCTCTTTGGTTCGGAAATGGTGATATGTTAGAGTTTATACCACCTAATTATCATATTCCTGAAGGCGACCAAGCTTTTGACAATAACGAACAGTACGAACAATTTGTTACTATGGTAAGACCTATTTTGAATAAATGTATTTTCATGAGAGGTGGAAACCATGACACTCTTCGTTCCGTAAGATTAGCAGGAATTGATATAATTCGTGTTATGTGTGATGATTTAGAAATACCATACTTTCCTTTTCCAGGCTATACAGTAATAAACTATAAAAATGGAAGATTTGTATTAGCAAGTGGTCATGGGAAGAGTGGTGCTAAAAACGGAGACATGGAACTAACTAGATTAAGAAACATCTTTCCAGAAGCTGATATGTACTATTTAGGTCATAATCATCAACTATATGCTAAACCAATAGATTCTTTTGAAATCATGAAAGATAATGAAGAAGTTAAAAGACAATGGTTTGTACGAGGGGGTTCATTCATAGGATATGCAGAATACGCACGATATGGTATCTTAGAGCCACAAACTAAAGGATGGGTAGAGATACAGTTGAGTAAAGAAGAACCTAAGTATATAGTACATAGAAAATGAAAAAAAGAATAATTAAAGGGAAGGAGCACTTCGTATATGAAAACATCGATGAACTTAGGCAGGTTATGCCAGATGAAAAAATATATGATGATTGGAGGAATGCTCCTTTGGATGCTTGGGTTTTGACGGATGATGGGCAGGTTTGTCAAATAGTAGAACAAGGCTCATTAAACAATCATCCATATATAAGAACAGCTATCGGAATGTTTCATTGTGTTCCTTCTCAAAAGATTGAGGGTAAGATGAGAGACAACATCTACTCTTTTAGTGGAAAAAGGTCTGAGCATATTGCTAAAGACAGAAAAAATGTCACTAAGAATGAATTTCTTTTTGCTAAGTATATTGCAAAAGGTGAAGGAATTGTAGATGCATTTAAACATGCTTTTCCTAAAGCTAAGTCGGAAGAGTATATAAAAGAAAGAAGTAATTTATTACTTAAAACTGAAAGGATTAAAAAGTTGATAGATAAAGAAGTACAAAGAATTTTAGAAGAAACAGAAATTACACCTAAATATCTTTTATTAAAGACTAAAGAAATTGTAGATAACGACGAAGCGAGAGATGGAGATAAAATATCGTCGCTAAAAATGTTAATGGAAATAGCTGGGCTATTAGGCAAAAAAGAGCAAAAGACAGAATCGATTACTTTATTTAAAGGATTTAGCAAAGAGCAATTAGAATTGCTAGAAGGAGGAAACGATGTCAAAAAAATTGCGACGCAAACAAGACAACTGCCTGATATGTCAGACGGAGATTAAAAAAACACTTGCACATGTACCAGTATTTGATTATTTCTTAAATGAAATGTATGAGATACCATTACAAAGCCATGTTTGTAAAAGTTGTTTTTCTATTTATGATGAAAATATGAATTTGGTTGGAGTTAATAAAAACTTTATTTTGGAGTATGGAGAAGCTTAGTTTATCAGATAAAGAGATTCTTTTACATAAAGCATCTAAAGATTTAATACTGTTTGGTAAGTTATTTTTACCAAATGATTTTTTACATAAATCGGCTTCCCCTCCTTTTCATTATGACTTAGGTAAAAAATTAATTAGTACAAAACCAGGGGCTCGTATTTGTAATGTTTTGCCTCGTGGTTTTGGAAAATCTGTATTAATGAAAGCTGCAATTATGCACAGACTTTGTTTTACTCCACAAGACCAGGCTATGTTTATGGCTTGGGTTGCAGAAGAACAAGGACAATCTATTGACCACTTAAAGTATATTCGTTCCCATTTAGAAAATAATCATGCTATTAAGTATTATTTTGGAAATATGTGTGGAGCTGATACTGGTAAAAGATGGACAGAAAAAGACTTAGTAACAAATAAAGGTCATCGTATTATTGCTAAGGGTACTTCACAAAGACTTAGAGGTCGTGCTGAGGTAGATGTAAGATACACAGGAATTATACTTGACGACTTTGAATCTGAGTTAAATACAAAAACAGCAGAAAGAAGAGATGAGATTAAACAATGGATTGTATCTACTGTATATCCTGCTTTAGAAGAAACTCCTGGAAATGAAGGTTGGATATGGCTATCTGGAACTATTGTTCACTACGATGCATTCTTGCAAAATGTATGCGATGGTTATCACGATGCTAAGAAAAATAATAAATCATATCCTTGGGGAGTAACATTTATTAGAGCTATAGAAGATGGAAAAGCTGTTTGGAAAGAACAGTTTCCTTTAAAAAAGCTAGAACAGAAAAAACAAGAATTTATTGAAGCAGGTAAAATAGACAAATTTGCTCAAGAATATATGAACGATGCTAGAGATGCTGCTTCTGCAACTTTCCAAATGGAAAGAGTTCAATATCATAATTACGAATTTTTTACAGATGGACAATTTAGTTATTTAAAGAATAAAGAAGAAATGATACCTATTTACACATATATAGGAGTTGATTTAGCACATACAGCTACAAACAAGTCTGACTATCAAGTAATTATGGTCATGGGTATTGATAGTAATAAAAATAGATATGTTATTGATTATTATCGTGAAAAGATACCAGCATTTGATATGCCTGCAGAAATATTGAAAATAGCAAATAAATATGCTCCTATAAGAAGATGTTCTGTTGAAACGGTAGGTGCTCAGGAAATGGTAAGAGACATGTTAGAAAGAATGGCTAGAAAAGAAAAAAGACTATTAACTGGTATTAACAAGGGAGTTAAACCTCCTCATGGTATTAAAAAAGAAGATAGATTAGAAATGTCTTTAGGAAGTATTGTAAATAGTAAGAAACTATTTGTTCGTAAAGAACATACAGAACTTATAGATGAATTGTTTGAATTTCCAAAAGGAAGACACGACGATTTGCTTGATGGATTGTATTATGCTGACTTTTTTGCTAAGCCACCAAGAAGTGGAGTTATTCAAAATGACGACTATCAAACACCTGATGATATGCCTACTTATACTAAAACAAAAATAAATTGGATGACAGGATTAAAAATATGAGATTTCGAGCAATAACTGGTGTTAAATTCTTTAGGGCAATGGTATCTAATTATACATTAGAGCAATTTATAGACTACTTAAAAAGGGTAGAGGGCTACAAAAATAAAGTAGGGGATAGATTTTTTCCATACGATTCTCCAGAAGGAGGATTAAAAACAATAGGGTATGGATATAAAATTAGAACAGATAAAGAGCAAGAACAATTAGAAATTGATGGAATGTCAGAACAAGAAGTAGAAGATGTTTTAAGACATGAAATAGAAGTTTCTTTATCAAAAGCTGAAAACTACGCAAATAAAAAAAATTTTGCGTGGGAAAAAGTGGATGAAAGATTAAAATATGCCCTCGCTGATTATTGTTTTAATATAGGAAGTTTAAAAAAATTTCCAACTACATCTAAATGTTTAATGAACAATGATGTAAAAGGGGCTATTGAAGATGACCCAACTAGAGAAGGTTTTAAACATTATGAAAGAATTTTTAAAGATAGTAGTGGAAAAAGACAAAGATTAGGAAGGAACAAAGAATTTTATAAAGAGTTCTTAGAGCCGTATATAGTATGATAGAACAAATACAAGAAGACAAAAAAGCAACAGAAAATAAAGAACTTTTTCAGCAATATGCTGATGCTCGTAGTGATTGGGATGTAGAGGCAAGAGATGCCGTAGATTTTACATTAGGCAATCATTACACTCAAGAAGAATCAGATTCTCTACAAGCTATAGGACAAGCAGATTTTACTATTGATAGAATTTATGCAGCTATAGATAAGCTTAAATCATTGATGACATCAAGACCTGTTAAATTTAGTGCAACAGCTAGAGAAGATTCTGATGTTAAAATGGCTAGTGTTTGGAGAACATTGCTAGAATATATATACGATATATCAGATGGACAACATCATTTTAAACAAGCTGTACATGATTATGCAACCACAGGAATGGGTTATTTTTATGCCTATATAGAACCTGAAGCCGATTATGGTAGAGGGGAAGTAATGTTTACTCATGTAAACCCATTTCGTGTTTATGTAGACCCTGCTTCTAGAGACAGGTACTTTAAAGATGCAGCAAATGTATTGTTGTCCACAATACTTACAAAAGAACAAGTTTTAAACTTATATCCAGATGTAGCTCCATTTTTAGAAGACATAGAAACATATAATATGTCTGATATATATAGCGATTATCCAGATTCTTTAAATAAAAATTCAAATGCTGTATTTACTCCTGCTGAAGTAGATAATAAAGATTGGAAATCTACAATAGGAAACAGATATAGAATTATTGAAAGATTTAGTAAAGTAAGAGTTCCTTATTATAGAGTAGCAGATAATCAAACTGGACAAGAAAAAATTATGAGTTCTGAAGCATTTAAAATGTTTATGGAAGAAAATGAAAGATTATTTGAAATGAATGTTTATGAGTATGTAGAAATACCACAAACAAGAATTAAAGTAACAGCATCTATAGGACAAGTTCTTCTATATGAAACTATATTAGATACAGATACATACCCTATTATTCCTATACCAAATATTTGGACTAATACACCATACCCTAAATCAGATGTAAATAAAGTTAAAGATATGCAAAGATTATTAAACAAACTATTTTCTTTAGCTTTAGCACATGCTCAATCATCTGCAGGTTTAAAATTACTTGTTCCTCAAGGAAGTGTAGAAGATTTAAGACAATTAGAAAAAGATTGGGCAAACCCTAATGCTGTATTAGAATATGACCCAAGTTATGGAGAACCTCATTTTCCAGCTCCTCAAGCATTATCAGGAGAGTTCTATCAATTAATTAATCAATGTGAAAGATATATTGATTTAAATTTTGGTGTTCCTGAATTATTGCAAGGAATGAAAGAAGGTGCTCCTAATAGTGTTAGAGGAACAATGTTACTTGCACAAATGGGAGAAGGTAGAGGTGCTGCTAAATTGAGAGATATAGAAATGTCTTTACAACAATTAGGAAAAGTATTATATCAACTTGCTAAAGGACATTATACTTTTGAAAAGAAATTTAGAATAGTACAACCTAATAATGATATTACAGAATTTGCTATTAATAATAGATTATATGATGATAAAACTAATTCAATTTTAGCTATTGAAAACGATTTAACCTCAGGACAATTTGATATTAAAATTGTTGCTGGGTCAACAATGCCTTCAAATAAACATGCAGAATATCAAATGTATTTAGAAGCATATCAATTAGGATTAATTGATAAAGTGGAAGCATTAAAGAAAACAGAAATATACGATAAAGAAGGTGTATTACAAAGAACTGGAGAAGTTCAAAGATTACAAGGTATGGTAGCACAGCTACAAGACCAAATAAAGATTCTTAGTGGAGACTTACAAACTGCTCAAAGAGAATCAGTACAAGATAAGAAAAGAGTTGAGGTACAGAAATTTAAATCTAACCTTGATAAAGTTGTTACTGGTGCTGGTGCTCAACAAAAAGTCAATATTGAGAAAGAGAAACTAAAACGACAACAACAGGTGACGGCTGGAGTAGATTCATTACTGTCTGAGGATATTGGTGAATAATAAACAGCACATCAAGGAGAAGTTATGAGTGAATTAGTACAAGAAAATGTACAAGAACAGGCTTTAGAAGGTTCTGAAACTTCTGAAAATAATGTTATAAGTGAGTCTGAGTATCAAGAAGATGTGAGTTCAGACGAGGTTGGTCAAGAAGACGAATCTCGTAAATTCCAATCGATGTATGATAAATCTGAGGCTGAGTTAGCAAAACTAAGACCAGTAGCACAGTTATTTCAGGATAATCCTGAACTGGTAGATGTAGTTAGAAACCACTTATCAGGGGGTAAGGAACAGGAAAAAGAACAAGTTAAATTAACCGAAGAGGAATTTAATCCGTGGGATGCTTACACAAATCCAAATTCTCCTTCTTATCAATTAAGAAAAAGCGAAATTGAGACAGCAGTTCAATCCAGAATGGATGACTATATGTCAAGATTAGATGCTCAAAGAGCTGTAGACAATCTACAGTATAGAGCTCAATCTGATTTTAATCTTTCTAGAGAAGAAGCTGAGCAATTTGTTGATTTTGTAACCAAACCTAAGGAACAACTTCCTCTAGATACTTTATTTAATGTCTGGAATGTTAAAAATGGCAAACAGCTTAAAGAAGCGAATAATATTAAAAGTGTTAAAAACACACAGCAAAAACCTAAATCAGCAGGTTTAATACAAGGTGGAGAACCACCTAAGCCTTCTGATGAAGATAATATGTGGAATAATATTATGAATGCCTCTAGTCATAATAGCATTGGAAGAAGTATCAAAAAGTAATTATGCTAAGGAGGAAATAAATGGCAATTACAAGTGGACAATTAAATGCCAATCAGTTTAATACTGTAAATACAGCTACAGGTTCTGATGCAGCACAAAATCTTGACCAAAGACGATTGTATAATTTTTCTGATAGGATTGCTGAACTAGCACCTGAAGAAAGTCCGTTTTTCGTCTATTTGTCAAAGACAGCAAAACTTCCTACTGATGATTCTATTTTCCGTTACCTAGAAGATAGAAGCAAAGTGGACTACACAAGTAGAGAATTTTTGGTTAAAGGAGCTGTTGGAACAGTAGCTGCAAATACTGACTACAATTTTGTAGTAGATACTGCAGGTGGTGATTCAGTAGATTGGCTTATTAAAGGAATGGTATTCGCAGTTAGAACAACTGGTTCTGCTGCAGCAGATGTAGGTTTTGGACAAGCGATTATTAGAATCGAATCTGCACCTACAGATGGTGGTAGCGATACCAGCTTTACAGGAAAATGTATTAGTGTATCTGGAGCTTCTGGAGCAAATACAGTTGCTAATAACGACAAATGTCAAGTTATTGGTAGTGCGTTTGCAGAAGGAACTGGCTCACCAGATGTATGGTCAAACACCATAGATGATGGATTTGGATA